CCCCACACCAACCCCACCAACCAAGGACCAGCAGATGCGTACCGTAAACAACCTCACTGAATCGGACATCGTTCGTTTGGCAAAGGCGCTGAAGAAGGCTGGCTGCAAGCCCACAAAGGACTACACGGCAGCGTTCGGCAACGGACAAGAAAAGCATGCAACGAGCATCGCTGCAGTCAGCGCCAAGGCTGACGCGGTTCTGGCCAACTTCTGAAGGAGCTGAGCAATGCCGATCATGTCGCCGAGAAATCCAGGCTGGACGGCCAGCCGCAACGAGCTGCTGGAGATGCTGGACCTGCCGAAGAGGCTGCCACCCGAAGGTCGGATGCACGACATCTGGAGCCGACAGGGCTACTTCGTTCGGCTTCTGCCGCAGGGTCGGAAGACGAAGGGCCGACGGATGGAGCATCGGCTCCAGGTGCAGTGCAACGAGTGTCGCGAGTGGTTCAGCGCGGGCCGCCTGGCACAGCACGAGGCAAGCTGCGGGCGGCAGAGCTGAGCCGAAACCCCCGCAAGGGGGTCTGCGAGCGGATGGCTACCGCCGCACTGATGAGGCAAGCCAACACACCGACAAGGAGCAGACCATGTCACAACACGCACCGGACTGCAACTGCTCGGACTGCACCGACAGCGAGCAGACCGAGATCACAATCGCGATGACGTTCAGCGTCCTGGTTGGCGGACATGTCCGACCGCCGCTGGATCAGATCGGTGAGGAGATTATGGCGGCGCTCGAAGAGCTGAGCAGGTGCAACTACGAGACGCTGAACGGCTACTTCAAGATCAAGGAGTATGAGCACCTCGATCTGATGGATGGCGAAGAACCTGCGGTAGCAGACTACGAAATACAGGAGTTGACGTAACGACCTCTTTGGGACGGGGCCCTCCGGGGCCCTTGACCCAAGGGGGGCAGGGTACTATATTACATTGTAGCGGGGCCACTAAGGGCACCGCACCCACACCACCAGCAGGAGCACCACAATGCCGACCACCACCCAGGTATCCGACGCCCACATGGCCCGTGCACTCGCCGTGCTCAGCCAGAAGCCCGACATGCTGATCGACGAGGCCCTCGAGCGGTCGGCGAACGTGTCGATCGACCCCGCACTGCTGGCGGGCGACCCCGAGCCCACCCTCGAGGAGCTGTGGCAGGCGGCATTCGAAGCGGCAGTCGCCGAGGGCAAAACCCCCGAGGAGGCGGAGGAAATCGCCGACGACCTGCACCCCCTGGGCTCGATCGACGAGGGCACGGAGGAGCAGCCGGTGAACAGCCTGGTCGCCAACCGAGCGAAGAGCGAGGTGCAGAAGCCGGTGGCGGTGGTTCACGGGATCGTGGCGGCGAACCCCACCATGCGGCGGAAGGAGCTGCAGGCCCTGTGCGAGGCGGCGGGCGTGAACAAGTGGACCGCACGCACGCAGATCCAGGTGGCACTCGCCAACGCCAAGCAGAACAACGTGGCCGCAGCGTCGAGCACCGCCCACATCATCGAGGACGTCGACTACAGCCAGGGGCCCTGCGCGGACTGAGGCCACACAAGGGGGCCGGCCCGCAGTGGGCTGGCCCCCGCCACCCCTACCCAACTGATCCCGTGGCACGGTACACCCGGCGCATTAACCCCAAGCGGCTGAAGAAGCTGAAGGCGGAAGCCAAGCGGCCCGCTCAGATCGTCTGGGGGCTAGTGTTTCTGGTCTGGTTCGCCTTCTTCTGCTACCATCTCTACCAGATACTGACATGAAAACCATCGTCATCACGATCCAGCACACGTACTTCTTCGAAGACGACGAGCTAACGGCCACGGACGTGGCCGAGCTCGACAAGCAGGGGATCCTCGAGATGCTGGACGAGGACGTGCGCAACGACGGCATCTACAACGCCCCAGACACTCACGTCGTCACGGGCTGGGAGCTAAAGTGCGAACCCGGCAAGAGCGCTGCGAACCACGTCTTCGAACAGTTGCAAGCGTGGTTCGCACCGTCCGAAGACCTCGCGCCCGAGGGCCAGTTCGACGGACCCCTCTAATGGCACAGGTACGCATCAAGGTCGAGGGTGATAAGGGGAGCTACACGGCTTCGACCATCGGCAAGGTCGCCAAGGGCGACGGTCGACGAGAAGCCGTGTCCACAACGGGCAAGACAGCCACCCAGGCGGAGCGAAAGCTGAAGCGTGCGCTCACGCGGCTGGGCCACATCGCACACAGGGTCTGATCATGGCGAAGTCTGATTTCGGCGTGCTTGCCGACGTCATCATGCGGCCTTCGGAACCGTATCGGAATCCCTGCATCGGCTGCGACAAGCACGTGCCGTACGGCAACATCTGCGAAACGTGCGTCGCGGCGATCGACGCAGCTCGGTCTAGTACGGACAGAACGCTACCCGATCTGCTGAAAGGAAGCTGACAATGTGCCACGTAGCCGACGCGTCGCAGTGCGACAAGCCCTTCGCGCCCGGCGACCCGCTGTACGACGCCTCTATCCGTACAACCGCAGGGATCATCTGGGGCAGCATCTGCCAAGACTGCTTCATCCAATTTGGAGTCGGACTCAGCACTGGTCAGGGGCAGAAGTACGCCGCAGGTAATCACACGAGGCTCGCAGGCTAACCCTCCTCCCCACTTCCGAGCGCCGGCTGCTCTCCCAGGGGCGCCGGCGCTCCGCCGTGGCTCACGACGAAGTTGATGGTCATGTGGACAGCCACCGCCCCGCTCAGACCCACGTCCAGTCCCTCTTTGAAGATACCGTGCGCCTTGCCAAGGTCACGCAGCGCTGCCTGCGGGTCGAAGAACTCCACCTTCGGGTTGCCGTTCGAGTCAAAGCTGAAGGATTTGATGAGGTGTCTGCGCTCCATGACAGCATCTGGATCGAGCCGAAGCTGACCGTTCGGACCCTGTGTCACAACTTCGCCGATGTCGCCTTCTGCGATCTTTGTGATCCGCGCGAGCACCTCGTTCTTGCCCATCGTCAGCTCCGCGAGTCTCGCCTCAATTGCCGCTCGGATGTGCGGCTTCCAACGAAGCGCTCGCCCGTACGACTCGTCGGCGAACCCGACCGCCTTGCCAGAGGCCGTTGGGTTCAGCGTCTCACCGCTCCACTTGCCGGTGCAGTAGTCTTCGACGAAGCGACGTTGCCTATCGCTTGCAAGCGCCTGGTACGCCTCCTCGCGGATGGTCAACTCTTTGCTCATGCTCCTCCTCTGCCCAACGGCGGCGTTTCAGTGAAGTTGTCTGCGCGGGGCGCTCCCGTTACCCGGGAAACACAGTGAGTACGCAGAAATCTGACGTGTGCCGGCACAGATTGTCAAGGGTCCGCCTTACTCAGCTCGAACCGTGCCCTCTGCTCGAAGTAGACTCTGAAATCTAGCCAGCTCAGATTCATGGTCATGCGTACCACAATCGGACCCACCTTGATGGGCAGATATGTGCGTACGTTCCAAGGTCCGAAGTTCTGCCGGTAGATCAGAACGGGTAGCTGCCCAGGCTTTGCGGCGTTCATGCACTGCCGCCACCACGACGGTAGACCGCTCAGATTCTCAACCCGCTTTACCTCGCACGCCAGCCAGGGGAGTCCACGTAGGTCCGAACCTCCTTCCTGCGACTGCAAGACGTTCCGCTGCAATACCGGGGCGGGCACTCCGATATCGGCAGCCACCTTATCGAGCACGTCCTGGAGCAGGTCGCGTACCTGTAGCTCACCCTTCGCACCCTTCTGCTTGACGTCCATCGGACTCTCCTTTTCGGCGGTTTAATCCATCACGAAAACCCGTAAGTGCCCTTGCCACAACAAGTTACGTAAATTATATAAGTAGTATAAAGGTATAAAGGGGGTACAGTGGTACTGTTGTTCTGTTGGAGTTGCCCCCTTGAGTACCCTTTGCACCGGCCCCAAACCCCCCCTTATACTTCATAACCTTGTAACCCCTTGTAGCGTGGGGGTTTAACCCCGTATGGCACCCCTATACCCGTTATACAGGCACGAAAAACGCTTGCTGAGTCGTGTCGAAATCCTTCTTGAGCTGCCCCTTGTCCATCTCGACTAGTCTGCCAGTGCGTACGAAATCCTTCAGCGTCTCTTGGAGTGCTATCCGCGCCCCCAGGCGGTGCTTTCTGAATGCCGACAGGTTCGCTGCGCGGCGCTGAATGTAGACGTAAGGCACCACTCGCTTCGAGTGCATGGCCCGAGTCACTCCATACGTCTCGAGTTCCGCGAATGGCCTCGTCAGGTAATCCTGCACAATGCGCTCAAGGTCGGCCGCCTGCTTTGAATCGCCTTCACCAACATCACCTGTGGCAAACCGATTCGAGATGTTTTGCGCGTCGGCTTTCACCAACTCGATGGCCCACACCGCTTCTTCAAGGGTAACGCAAGGCGCATGGGGCCGATCCGCCGCGGCAAGCATACCACACAGCCGCAGCGCCTTCAGGTGTGCGCGGTTCCAAAGCTGGCGCACCCCGTCGTTGCTACCAGAGCGGATGTGTTCGTCGCAGTACAGGTCGAAGGCGTCTAACGTCATCTGCGCATCCGCGGTCATGTCCACGTTGGCCCAGGCGTTGTTCGCCTGCATCTGAAGGCAGGTGGTCAGCAGTTCTGCAAAGCGGTTCACCATCCACTCGGGCGGGGCGGCAAATGCAGCGCGATTCCGGTCCGGACGTTTCCCGCGGTACTCGATGATAAGGAACCGCGGGATCAGACCATCGGCAATGTGTTGCAGTGACAGTCCACTGTAAAACGTCTCGGGGGTGCTTTCGCCAAGCAGAGTTACGGCGGGGCTTTCAACAGGTTCGGTGTTCTTCGCAGTGTCTGCGTACGCGCTCGGTCGGAGCATGGCACCACGGCCGCTCTTCGTATACAAGTCGAGCATTACTCGTCGCATCATCCGCGTCAGTGCGTTGTCCTCGGTTTCAGTCATGCTTTGCAGCATCAGACCGAATTCGCCAAGGATGCTTACGAAGCACCTCTGTTTGTTGACAGCGCGCAGCATACCCTGGCCGCTTGAGAACACCGCCGGGCCGATGAATTCGTCGACGAGTGGTACTTGCATGCGCACGGCTGACACCAGCCGGTCGATTCCGCTTGTTCCTCCTTCCTTGCCTACACCCGTATCCGCCAGCACGATCATGTACTGGTTCAGTCCGCTCCCGCTGATGTTGAATTGCCGTCCGACCACACCCGAACACAGTGCAATTGCGGCGGCGACGCTTATCTCAAGCACCGGGCGGTGGGCCGTGGCGTAAATATACCGTGCTACGTCGCCCACGAACCCCGGTGGCACCTGGAAACCCGTGTCTGTGGGGGGTGGTACGGGTAGGGTACCGGAAGGGTTTACAGGGGAATTTCGCGGTAGACTACTATCACCCGCCCGGTTAGCGTAGCCCACATCAGCCACACCAGGAAGCAGAGCATTACCCAGGCGAGAACCATCAGGAAGAGCACGAAAATCCAGGACAGGAGGAATCGGATGGTGGCCATTGCCGTTCGCCTCTAGGAAAGCAGGTTGTTGAGCAGGTAGAGCGCCAACCGCATGACGATCAGCAGCCACGTCAGCGCTCCCGTTAAGCACAGGAGCAGGTAAACCAGTTCGCGTCTGTTCATGGGGCGTCTCCAGTTGGCTGAAGTCGATGATGTCAGGCTGGTTGGACCGGATTTTACGCAGGCAGCGGTCAAGGTAGTCGTCGCGCAGCGCCTTATCGCGCTTCCCAAGCCGCGACATCCGAAACAACCGCTTCACCTGTTCGTTCGAGGGTGTATAGAAGGCGAGGATAGCCAGCAATGCAAAGTCTGCTTCGCTTTGGCTAGGCCATTCGCCTTCCCACTGCCCGTTGCAGAGCCGAGTGAACTTGTCGCCGTTTGCCGCCTCGGCGGCCATCTCTACCACGTCGGCGTCTTCTGCGATGGCGTCGTACTCCACAAGGTCCGTCTCAGCCACGCCGTTCTGCATCTCGTCCCACAGCTGCGTCAGAAGCTCCTGGCAGTCCACAATGGGCACGTCCCGTAGCGTCCGCCCCGTGCAGATCATGTACCGGGATTCTGAGTACACCTCAACACGGTCCCGCTTCACACCCTGCGGCACCGACCCCCGACATATGATGTGGACTCCTTTTCCGCTCTGTGAAAGTTCGGCGTAGGTATCGAACAACTCGTAGATTCGCGTGTGGCGCGCTACTTGATCGGGTGACTGCGGTGAATCGAGATCGATAAGCGTATACGGATCTTTCGCCGTGAGCACGAAGCCGACGTGCGGTAGACCCGTAGCCAGCGCCTCGTCATACGTTCCCCAGGTCATGGAGTTGTTGACACTGGCGCGGAAACCGCTCCTCGGACTGATCGGTTCCTTATCGTCCCCCGCCGCTACCCACTGCTTCAGCGCACGGAGCTCGGCGGGGATCATGCTGCCGTTGCATCCTCGATAAGCGGCTCGCCGGTCAGATACTCGTAGAGGACCTGGACGTTGTTGACGGACGGGTTGCGGATCTTCCCGCTCTTGAACTTACGCAGCCACGGGAATGTGATCCCCTTTTCAGAGATGGCTGCGAAAACGGCGGGGAGCGACTCTTTGTTCCGGCAGTGCTCATCCAGCAGCTGCCGCGTCCGTTGCATCAGACTCTGCTCGGGTACAACCTCCGTGTTATTCATCACTTTCAGCTCCTTGGGGTGGACGTTGTTACCCTGTAGTATAACCCCCCCGGCCCTGGCACACAACCCTAAAGGGGGTTGACTTTATTACCCTGTTGCCCTACATTGGGTGTAGGTTACTCAACGGTCCACACAACCAAGGAGCAGACATGTCCACCAGTTTCCTGATCGGCAAAATCGAGCGCGGGGCGACGCAGGCAGTGGCTCACAACCTCCAGGCTTCTGGATCTATCTGCAAGTGGTGGCTCTTCGTTATGAACCTGAAGCACCACGCGTTTAAGCAGTTCAACAAGACTGTTTCTGCCGAACTTCGTCGCCGACTGGAGGACTAGGCCATGATGTTTTCGCCACAACAGGCCGCCGCGATTGAGTTCGCGCGTTCCGGCAAGGGCAGCGGACTCGTGGTCGCTGTCGCTGGTGCAGGTAAGACGACGACTTTGGTCGAGATGTGCAAGGTGAGCAACGCGAAGAACATCGCCTTTGCTGCCTATAACAAGGCGATCGCAGCCGAGATCGGCACCAAGCTCGAAGCGGCGGGACTGAAGGCACCCCGTGTTCGTTCCGGCACCTTTCATTCCTTCGGCTTCTCGAACTGGCGCCAGGCCGCGCCCAAGGTGCGGGTCGACAAGAACGATGAAAAGACCAAGCACCTCCTCGAGCAGCGCAAGGTACCCGACGAGTTCCACCCGTTCGTCAGCCGACTCGTGTCCTTGGCGAAGCAGCGCGCTTTCGGCGTGTTGATCCAGACTGACGACTATCGTGCCTGGGTGGACACCGTCGCGCATTTCGATCTGGACGATCTACTCCCGGCCGACCCCAGCCAGACTGCCGAACAGCTGCGCAAGCAGGTACAGGCTGGGATCGCCCACGCCTGGCATGTGTTGCACGCCAGCACTCAGATGGACTACAATGTCGTCAACTTCGACGACATGATCTACGCACCGCTTGTGCATGGTGCGCGGGTTTGGCCGAACGATCTTGTGCTTGTCGACGAGGCACAGGACACCAATCCCGCCCGCCGCGCGCTCGCAAAGATGATGCTTCGGCCGGGTGGTCGGCTGATTGCGGTGGGCGACCCACATCAGGCCATCTACGGGTTCACGGGCGCGGACAACGATTCGTTGGAGATCATCCGCCGCGAGTTCAACTGCACTATTCTACCACTGACCGTTACGTACCGCTGCCCGAAAGCGGTGGTGGAACACGCCCACCAGTGGGTTGAACACATCACCGCTGCGGACACGGCCCCCGAGGGTGTGGTCCGTACGATGAAGGACGACGAGTTTCGGAAGCTGACAGGCGCGGAACTCGGGTGGCAGGACGTCGTTATCTGCCGCAACACCCAACCGCTCGTAGAACTCGCCTTCGATTTGATTCGCCGTCGTATTCCCTGCCATATCGAGGGTCGGGACATCGGTGCCGGACTGATCGCTTTCACGAAGAAGTGGAAGAGCGTGACGACGGTCGGCGCGCTTCGGATCCAGATCGACGACCACCTCGACCGCGAAACCGAGCGGCTGATGTCGAAGGGTCAGGAGCAGAAAGCGGACAACCTGGCGGACAAGGTTGCCACACTGCACGTGATCATGGAGGATCTTGCCGATGACGCGCCGCTGTCCGAGGTCGCTAGAATCATCGAGACGTTGTTCGAAGACACGGAACCCGGTGAGGCGCCGAAGAACGTGACGCTTTGCACAGCGCACCGATCTAAGGGGCGGGAATGGGTGCGGGTGTACCTGCTTGGGCGTAACGTCTTCATGCCCAGCCCCTACGCGCGCCAGCAATGGCAGGCGGAGCAAGAGGATAACCTCTGCTATGTTTCCGTTACGCGCGCCATGCAGGAGCTCGTGGAGGTGTGGGTTGATCCACGGAAGTACGGTCGCCGGCGGTAAACCTTGACGTGTGGGGTACGGTGCCCTATATTACACTGTCGGGCACCGTACCCCCTAACACACCAGCAAGGAGCGGCAAATGCTTACGAAGGAGCAGCGCGCGGCGCGCCATGTCCTGGCGAAGATGTTCAGGTTGATGCAGTCCGACGAAGACTTCGGCAGCGTGGTTGGGCACGGCATCGCGTACCTCCGGGAGCACGCCGCCCCCTACCCGGCATTCGAAGCGATGCAGGGCGTAGACGAGCACGTTGTCTACAAGGAGGCTCGGATTTTGATGCAGAATGTTGCCGACGACCTTCAGAACCAGGCGGAGGCGTGACATGAACCCGTCCCAGCGTCGCGCGATCCGACAGATCCTGCGTTTCTACCGCGACCGAAACAGTGACAATTTCAGCACGCGTATCAAGATCGCGTCGTGGCACGGTTCGACACTATATGTGAAGGTCTGGACGCGCTGGGACGGGGGTAAGGACCGTGTTGGATCGACTATGGAAAGCAGCGCCACATTTGTGATTGGCAAGCGTGGAGGCATCAAGGTGCTGACCGCATTCGGCTGCCGCGGATCTGAAGATCAACATGTCGCGTTCATGCTTGGAGCCCGTACCAGCTACGGCACCACCGCCCTGAAGCATAGGCCCAGCTCTTATCGTGGCAAGGGGAAGACGCGGAAGGTGTGGGACATCGCAGACGCGATGCCAGGTGCTAGTCGTAAAGAAGTGCTTGAAGCGTGTGCTGACCACAACATTAATCCCAACACGGCGGCTACACAGTACGCGGCCTGGAAGCGCCTCGAAAAGGCGTGCGGGAGGGCGAAATAGAATGCCGCTCGTTAGCCCCGAGGCGCCCACCGTCACTCTGCTTGCCACCTATGGCGTAATCGCGCACATGAATGGTGAGTTGAACGGGTGGACGGGTGCGCTGGAAGCCTACTTCTACGAAAACCTCGAAACCTTCGGAATCGAGATCAAATCGGAAAACGCGCGGAACGTAGTTGTCGACATGGCGGCACAGGTGGCACGTTCGCGCATCGTCGTGATCAGCGTACACCAAGGTCTGCCGCTCTCACCCGAGCTACTGGAGGAATGATGGCACGCATCGATTTGCAGCTTAATGAAGCAGAGGTAAAGAAGATTGTGATCGACTACTACGCATCCAAGGGCAAGCGCGTACAAAACGTTAGTGTCCGTTACGATCGTCCGCCGAATGCAACACAGTTCGATCCCGGTACCGGGCTAAGCATAACTGTCCATATGGAAGGAGAAATCTGATGTACATCACCAGTTTCACAGTCGTGGGATCTGTTCCCTTCCCCATCGACATGCTCAGGCGGCGGAACTGTTATCCATCAAACGGCGACTCCTGCATCGCAATCGCAAACTCGCTGAACTCTGATACATACGAGCCAAGCACGCAGTACATCGTGAACCTCGAGTTTGCACATTTGACGAAAGATCCACGCCTCTTCTGCGACGATGATTGGCGCAGCTTTGGCTGGGGCTGGCGTGGTGAGGTTGTAACGCGGAAGGTCTAACGGCTTGTTTTGACGCCGTTGCCGACGGGTACGTAAGGGGGTTGACAATCGGGTTGTGCCGGGTTACTTTGTACGTAGGGCATACAGTACACCCTAGCAAACGAGTTACACGTGCCAAGTCTTACGCACGCCACCACGCCGGTCCATCTGTTCGATGCCGAGGGAAAGGCGAACCATCACGACCAGCAGGTACGCCGGATCGAAGCGTTGCTGAAAAGCGCGCTGCCAGACGAACGCCGCCAGTCCCTGCAAGCTGATCTGCTTCGCCACGCTCGCACTGCCCACCTGCTGCGCAACCCGGTACCCGGCAATCCCAAGTCGCAGATGAGGTCGTACGTTCGCCTCGACAAATACTTCTTCAATGGCTAATCTGCTTTCTCAAGAGAGTCTGCCCGTAATAGTGCCCCCACGCGGGGTCCTCTATTACGGCAGCGACGAAGCGTTTTGGCGGAGCATCAATGAGGTTCTTGAGGACACACGGCGTTGGCTTGATGGCATCAAGCGGGAAGCCGAATTCGCCGCTGCCCGCTGGGAAGACGACGGCGGCTCAACCGTCTGAGGAGGGTACGGTGGAAAACGCGATAGAGGAGCCCGTTCTGACGTACTTCGAAACCGTCCAGCAGTGGGCGGAGCTTCGGCAGCAAATCCGTGTACTCCAAGAGAAGGAGAAGGCTTATCGTGAGCAGCTGTTCAAGGGTACCTTTCGCGATCCCCGGGAGGGCGCGAACACGTACGCGCTGCCCGACAACGACGTTTTCCCCGCGGGGACGCGCATCGTCGGCACCTACAAGCTGAACCGCACCGTCGACGAGGAGAAGTGGAACGCGCTGCTCGACGACCCCGACAATCCACTGCCCGAGGAGATCGCGGCCGAGGTCATCGAATGGAAGCCCGAGCTGCGTCTCAAACAGTACCGCGAGCTGCCGGAGGAGATCCGTAAGCGAGTGGAGACAGCGATCATCGTGAAGCCCGGACTCCCCGACCTGGAAGTCAAGCCGCCCAAGCATGAGGAAGCCTGATGGCTGTCCAGTGGACGACGACGCGACAAGCCGCGCAGATCAATGGGGTGAAGGTGCTGATCCACGGCAAGGCAGGTGTCGGCAAGACGCCGCTTGCCGCGACGGCCCCAAACCCGATCATCATCGCTTCGGAACCCGGTTTGGTGTCGCTCAACCAGCACGAGATTCCGACGGCCATCGTCAAATCAGTCGAGGACTTCGACGATGCCTACAAGTATATCGCGCATAGCCCGGATGCGCGCGCCCGGTTCCAAACTGTCTTCATGGACAGCGGAACGGAGCTTGCCGAAGTGTGTCTGACCGCGGAGAAGAAGAAAAGCAAGGACCCGCGCAAGGCATACGGCGAGATGCAGGACAAGATCATGGACCGCTTTCGTTGGTTTCGTGATCTGGACGGCTACAACGTCTGCATCATCTGCAAGGGCGACCGGGTGAAGGACGACATGACGGGGGGCTTCATCTACGGCCCAATGATGCCAGGCCAGCAGCTCGGAAAGCAGCTGCCGTTCCTGTTCGATATCATCCTCAGCATGGAGGTGTGGAAGGACCCTGCTACGAACATAGTACACTCGTATCTGCGCAGCCAACGGGACCACCAGTACGAGGCGCGCGATCGGTCGGGTACGCTGGCTCCCTTCGAGCCGCCCAACCTGACCGACATCTTCAACAAAGTGATGAGAGGAGAACGACATGTCGCTCGGCAGTGAACTTGGCTACGTGTTCGACGCAACACTGATCGAACCCGCCGTGCCTTCGGAGCCGGTGCCCGCAGGCTGGTACCCGGTCGTGCTGACGACTGCGCAGAACAAGCAGGCGCGGGGCAATGATCAGCACTACTACATGCAGCTGGACTTCTCCGTGATCGACGGTCCACACAAGGGCCGCATCCTCACGGAGCGTCTGAATCTGTGGAACAGCAACGCCACAACGGTGGAGCTCGCGCAGCGGACGCTGTCCGCGATCTGCCACGCGACCGGCGTGATGCGCATCCAGAGCGGCCAGGAGCTCGCCGGCATCCCGCTGATGGTCCGCGCCATCCGCGAGGAGCCCGACGCCGCCAAGGGCCGTACCAGCCCGCAGAACGCGATCCGCGGGTACGACAAGGCAGGTTCGCAGACCCCGGCCTGGGCGGCGGCCGGTGGCCCCGGCGCACCGACGTTCACCCCGCCGGGCCAGGCCGCACCGCCCCCGGCCGCGCCCAGCTTCGCGCCGCCTCCCGCCGCGTCTCCTCCCACGGCACCGCCTGCCGCCGCACCCCCGGCAGCTCCCCCCGCTGCGCCCCCCACGCCGCCAGTCGGCACGGGCGCGCCGCCTCCGGGACCCGGACCCGCCGGTGCCGCCCCACCCTGGGGTGGCGCGCCGCCGGCGGCACCGGGTACGCCCCCGGCCGCCCCGCCCTGGGCGACGCAGCAGTAGCGGGCAGTTCGGCCGGGTACGCGGGGTGCGTACCCGGCACATTCACCACTTAGGGATTCGACCGATGATGAAGCAGGGAACCGTGAAGTGGTTTAACGAGACCAAGGGATTCGGGTTCATCACCCCGAACGACGGATCGCGCGACGTCTTCGTGCACCACACCGCGATCCAGAAGCAGGGATTCCGTACGCTGGCTGAGGGGGAGCCGGTGCAGTTCGAGGAGGTCGCCGGCAACGGTGGCAAGGGGCCCGCGGCGGAGAACGTGCAGAGCTTGAAGTAGCAGGTGGCGGGTAAGCTCCAACGCCACGTCAAGGCAGCGGAGAAGGGCGCGGCTTGAGTGTCCAGAGCTGCTAGCGGGGGTTCGATCCCCCCGCCCCGCCATTGTGGACATCGACAAGGAGGAACGCAGATGCCTGTTCCCGTAGTGAGCAAGAATCACTCAGTTGGCAACCAGACGTATATCGGCGAGGTCCAGATCGTCCTGTGCCCACAGTGCATCGGACACGGTCGTGTCGTCGTCGAGATTACCGCCGGTAGCATTAGCGTGAAGCAAGAAGAGCTTTGTGCGTACTGCCGCGGTGAGCGCGTTGTCGAGTCGAGGATTCACCACCAGTATTGCATCGGAGCGGATAAGTGAACGCCGAAAAGTTTCTTGAGGCTCTTGAGGCTTACATCGATCAGAAGGTAAACGAGGGTGTTGAGCGCGTTCTGGATCAGGTAGTGCCACCCGACGAACGCGGCATTTCCCTTGGATACCGCCGGGACAGATTCGATCCGTACGAGGACATGCGCAAGGCCTTGCTCGAAGATAGCGAGGGAGTGTGATCTCTCCCGAGCTGACACCGCAGGCGCCCTATATCAAGCATCAGCACCGCAGGCTGCCGGAGAGCGTGCGTAAGGAGATTGCTGCGCGTATTCGCCATGTCTTCTACCGCAAGGCGATTATTCGGAAAGGGCCGGACGGCAGCGCGTTTCAGGATTACCAGACCTGGGCCGAAGTGATTGGTGATATGATGATCAGTGAAACGCAGCTGCGGAGCTACCGTAATGGGCAGGCTGTTCCCACACTGGCGATCCTGTACGAGCTTTGTCGGGTAAGCGGGTTCAGTCCAAATTGGTTCATGGGCTTCGTTCCAATTGATTCCGAGGGTACACATGTACGGCCAACAGACTTCAATGATTTGAAGCATAAATGAATAGAACACTAACGCAGCTTGCAATCGACCGGCGTATCGAAGAGGCGCAGAATGACGATTTTCGCATGCATCTCGGTGCATCGATCATCGGACGCGAGTGTGCGCGTGAAATCTGGTATAGCTTCCACTGGGCGAAGAAAGTTCGGCACAAGGCGCGGCAGTTGCGCCTTTTCGACAGGGGCAATCTTGAAGAAGAGCGGTTTGTCAACTGGCTGCGTGCCGCCGGTGTGTTTGTTGAGGATCGGAACGTTGCGACGGGCAAACAGCACCAGATCAGTGACCACGGTGGTCACTTCGGTGGATCAAAAGATGCACACCTGCGTTATGTGCCTGACTGGCCGACGGACGAATGGCTGCTCGGTGAGTTCAAGACACACAACGAGAAGTCATTCAAAGAACTCGTAAAGCTCGGCGTCAAGAAGGCAAAATTCGAGCATTATGTTCAGATGCAGGTCTACATGCTCAAGAGCGGTATGCCGGCGGCGTTATACATGGCGATCAACAAGAACGACGATGACATGTATGTCGAACTTGTCGAGTTCGACATTGTCGTCGCGACCATGTATCTGGATAGAGCTGGTCAGATTATCGCCGCACGAGAGCCTCCCGCGCGTATCAGCGAGAATCCGGGATGGTATAAATGTCAATGGTGCGACTTCCTCGCAATCTGCCATAGCGGAAAGCCAATGGCGCACAACTGCCGCACATGTGTCAACGCAGTGCCGGTCGACGGCGGCTGGCACTGCACCCGCTATAACTACCCGCTGAACGAAACCGATCAGAAGCGGGGTTGCACTACACACACCCCCTATTGATCCATGCGCTGTTCATGTTGTGGCAAGATTCCTTACAACTCACTAGAGGAAGCAGAAGCATCCGCGGCGAAGCACCCTTACAGAGTTGAGGCGTACTTTAAACCCGCCTGCGGTTCATGGCATCTGACAGGTAGCCAGTTTGAACGGGCGAAACGCAACCGAGCGTTCTACATGACGAAGAAGATCCAGCTACGCGATTACCAAGTTGCGGCAGTAGACGCACTGTTTAAGTACTTCGCCGAGCATACCGGCAACCCTGTTGTGGCGATGCCAACGGGTACGGGGAAGAGCTTGGTGATAGCAGAGTTCATTCGTCGCGCCTGTCAGACTTACCCAACCACTCGGGTAATGATGCTGACTCACGTGAAGGAACTGATACAGCAGGATATGAGGGCGCTGATCAGTGTTTGGCCGAGCGCACCGGCAGGTGTTTACAGCGCGGGTTTGAGGCGTCGTGAGGCATCGCGTATTACATTCGCCGGCATCCAGTCGGTTTACACGCGGCCGCAATTGTTCGGCTTTATCGATCTGATACTGATTGATGAATGCCATTTGGTGAGTGGCAAAGATTCTACTTCTTATCGTCAATTCATCAACGAGCTGAAGAAGACTAACCCCGCGCTAAAGGTTATTGGCTTTTCTGCAACTCCATATCGGCTCGGCCAAGGTATGCTCACCGACCCGGGCGGTCTTTTCACGGACATCTGCTTTGATCTCACTTCACGTGACTCGTTCAACTGGATGATCGCACAGGGTTGGGTCTCCAAACTAATCCCAAAGCATACGCGCAACGAGCTCGATGTCCACAATGTGCGCGTTCACGGCGGTGAGTTCGTTCTGGCCGAGTTGCAAGCTGCCATCGATAGGATGGAAGTGACGCGCCGCGCCCTTGAAGAAGCTGTTCAGTTGGCGGAAGGTCGACGCCACTGGCTTGTCTTCGCTACAGGGATTGACCACGCGGAGCACGTGGCAGACGAGCTGGAGCACTTGGGCATTTCTGCCGCATCTGTTCACTCCAAGATGTCGGATGGTGTGCGCGATGAACGCCGCGCAGATTTTGAGTCAGGAAAGCTGCGCGCACTGGTCAATAACAATGTGCTAACGACGGGTTACGACTTCCCGAAGATCGACTGTATCATAATGCTGCGCCCGACAGCGTCGCCCGGGCTCTGGGTGCAGATGCTCGGCCGCGGCACCCGTCCGGTGTACCCGGATGATTTCGACGTGAATAACGCCACTGTTCTGGACAGAACCGCCTCTCTCCTGAAGCACGATTGTCTTGTGCTCGACTTTGCGGGCAATACCGCGCGCCTGGGGCCGATCAACGATCCTGTAATTCCAAAGCGGAAGGGCAAAGGCCCGCCAGGTATCGCGCCAGTACGGCTCTGCGGCGCCTGTGGTTGCTATAGCCATGCTGCCGCGGCACACTGTGAGGTATGCGGAGCGGAGTTCCCCCGCAAAGTCAAGATTGAAACAAGCGCTTCTCAAATGGAGCTCGTCGCTGGGCCTCTGCCGGTTATCGAGAAGATGCCCGTTTCACAGGTGATTTACAGACTCCACCAGAAAGAGGGAAAACCGGCAACGTTGCGTGTGGACTACTATAGCGGTGTGCGTAGGTTCAGCGAGTATATTTCGATCGAGCACAACGGCTATGCCGGGCATCAGGCACGAAAGTGGTGGGCGATGCGCGCTCCAATGCAATGGGGATTTCCCAAGACCGCGGAGGAGGCATTAACTGCCGTCAACTGGCTGAAGGTACCCGCTACAATCAGTGTTGAAACCTCGAAGAAGTACCCGGGGATAGCGAACTATGAATTCGAGTGATCACTCTGTCGAGGCCTTTCGCTACGCCTTTGAGCGCGAGTACGGCACCGATCCAGGACAGGATGAAGATTTCGTCGTTTACCGTGGCATCAGAGTGACGTACTCGTCACGGGGCGACAGTGCGCATACTCACGGTCCGGATGTCATATCCGATATCAGTGGCGACGGGTACTGGCAGGGGCCTGACGATGATGTCACGTGGGAGCGTGCCGAATGGCGGCTCTTTTGCCCGACCTGTAACAACGTCCTTGACACAACCGACGCTGGCGTTAAATTCGTAGGCAAGGGGTACGTGCGTTGGACCGGTCTCATCTGCGGTTGCTGCGGTCACTCACACACCATTGAAGCGGTAAGGGGCAGCTTGTATGCTCAGAAATGATCTTCCGGTACTGCCGAACCGCCCGATACCTCAGTTCGCGGCGGCGCTTCCTGACAGTCAGATTGTAGCGCGTCTGACAAAGCAGCTGCACGCGAACAGACTGATCCACAGCTGTATGACGTGCATCCACTTTGCAGAGCATGGCGTTGGTCAGACTGTCCCACCCGAGACGTGTGTGCTTTACAATCAGCGTCCGCCCGCCCGTGTGATTGCGTACGGGTGTCTGAGCTGGCTCGACGACGACTTGCCCTTTTAACAACCCCCTTGACGGGGGTGCCGGGTTGCGTTATACTACTGTCAGGGTAATAACGTCCACCGTCAAGGGGCAAACCACAATGTCATCAGAATCTGCGAAGTGGGCAGCTGTTATTCAACAGCTGATCGCCAAGGCGCGCAGCACGGAGAACGAATTCGAGGCCGAGGCATTTCTGAACAAGGCCAACGAGCTGATGGAGAAGTACCAAATCGAGATCGCTGACTTGCACCCCGAGGAGGATGAGGTCGTCTTCCACGAGGGGGTCACCTTCTCGGCTTCTTCGCACGACTGGATGTGGGAGCTCTACAGGGCCGTCGGTGCCTACTACGGGTGCGAAAGCGTCCGGGAGGCCTTCTACAAGGCTGGGCAGAAGGGTGATCACCGGCTCCACTACCAGCAGACGCTGATGGGCCGCAAGTCAGCGATCCTCACCACGAACCTCATGTACGAGTACCTGAAGGCCGAGGTCGGGCGCCACGGGCGGCGCATTTCGCAGATCACTGGTCTGAGCCCCGCCGCGCAGTCCCGTCGGGTGGGCGCGTCGCTGGTCGCCCGCATCTTCCGGATCATACCGCAGAAGAACGAAGCCAGGACCGGGGTCGCCCAAGAGCACGCACTCATCACCTTTGACGCCGTGAAGAAGCTGAAGGAAGAGCGGTACCCCGCCCTCGAAACAATCAAGAAGGGAGCCCGGAAGACGGACAAGCACTCGAGAGAGGCGGCCATGTCCATTAACCTGAACCTCCAGGCTAAGGGCGGCCACAAGCTGCACCAGATTGGCGGTGGAACGGGCGATTATTAAGGTTTTTGGTCCCCCTTGACAGTACCGTATAGGGGGGTTACATTAGGGTCAGGCATACGGCAACCGGCAAACAACCAAGGGGCACAGATGGCAACCGAACAGACCGAGATCCCAGCCGCCGAAGAAGCACCGGGCGTGCGTCGCTTCGAGCGGTCGGAGCTTCAGTCCATCCAGATGGGGGTGCTGTTCCCCATCGCTGAGATGATGAAGATCCACCGCTACGCGGAACTGACGCGTGCTGCGCTGGTCGAGAAGATTTATGTCATCCAGCACCTGCACCCGAAGGCGATGGAAGCGTTGATCGAAAAACTCGCGAAAATCGAGGACAACCAGCGCCGCAGGCTTGCGGAAGACGCTCCAAAGACGGTACGGGTGGCGGCCGACGGTACTGAGGTGCCGGTGAAACCACGGGAAAAGAGCGCGGCAGACAGCCCGGTGAAGCGCGTGTGGGCCATCTGCAATTCGATGCCGAACGCTGCCCGCAAGCACATCATCACCAAGTGCATCGAGCAGGGTGTCAACCCGAACACCGCCGCCACACAGTACGCCGCGTGGAAGCGGGACCGGGCGGCAAATGCCGTGGGTGCGTAACTGGCACCTGGTTTTACCCACCTAGCACCCCATACAACGTGCGGGGGCAGGGTGCCCGGTAGGGGAGTAAGGGTACGTGAAAACGGTGCGTTATAAGGGGTTTGGTGTAGTGGCCTATCACGCCTGCCTTTGGAGCAGGAAACACGGGTTCGAATCCCGTAGCCCCAATGTGCCGCCGGGGGCATAAGCCCGGATCTGACAAACCCTGTACGATGGAGCGACCGATGACCGGCAAGGAGCTGATCCAGCAGATCAAGGACAACAACGCGGAGGGCAAGGAGATCCTCATGCAGGACGCGGAGGGGGCGTACTTCCCCATCAGCATGGTCGAGTCCGACCCCTTCGGCGACAAGACCTTCGCGCTGATCCCCGAGGAGGAGCAGTTCGACGAGGACAGCGTCGAGGACGAGGAGTAGCCGGTCGAGGTTCGGGTGAACGCGACTCCCTTGAGCTGAGATCGGTGGTGCGTGTGGTGTAGCGGCAACACGGTTCCGAGGCCAGGAGCCCTCCTGCTAGCGGAGCAAGTGCGATAGGTACAGTTCAGCCGCAGGTTCGAATCCTGCCACGTATCATGCCCATGTCAGGGGGCTTGAAGACCCGACGAGTAGCACCAGACGGCAGAGATCCCTTGACCTGGGTGTGACGCGCCCCGCCCCGGTCCTATCTTCAAGGGCGCACGACAACACAAGGAATGACGCACATGGCACAAGGTGCACGCAAGCCCGGACGGGCGGGTTCCGCCCCTACCACCGAGACGACGTCGAACACGGAGCCCGCTGCGGCGACGGCCGAGAACACCCCTGCCTCCGAGACCACCGCCACCGCTCCGGTGACGGAGTCGGCCCCGACGGCCACCGAGCCGACACCGGCCCCCGCGGCCGAACCCGCCCAGCCGGCGCCGCCGGCCGCCGCGACGAAGCCGGCCAGGGACCAGAAGAACGGGATCACGCGCCCCGCCGGGAACACCGCGACCGGTCGGGTGTGGGCCATCGCCGACGAGCTGACCACCACCAAGCGCGCTGCCGAGGGTGCCAACGGCGACGAGCGCGCGGGTCGCAAGGAGGTGATCGACGCTTTCACCGCCGAGGGCGGGAACCAGTCGACCGGCGCCACGCAGTTCGGCCGCTGGCTGCGCTACAACGGGTTCACCGAGGCGCGCGCCGGTGCTGCCCAGCCCGCCGCGGCGCAGCCCGCGCCCGCGACGGTGGAACCCGCCGAGGCGGTCGAGGCGTAGTCCACAACGGTCGCCGAAGTTCGAGGGCGGGGGTACGCACCCCCGCCCTTCGTGTCTACCTCAACGACCATCCGAACATGGAAGTTCTGAACAACCAGCCTCCGATGGGTACCGACCGGCACGCATTGGGGCAGCTAAAGGTTCACAGCTACTTCCCGACGATCCAGGGCGAAGGTATCTTCGCGGGACAAGCTGCGTTCTTCATTCGGCTGATGGGCTGCAATCTGCAATGCCCAGGATGCGACACCGAGTACACCACGGACGCTCCGCTCTTGCTGTATCCCCGCGCCGTTGTTGAGCTCCTCGAAACGGCCGGTCGCCACTACGGCGACTTGGTCGTCATCACCGGCGGCGAACCCTTCCGTCAGAACATCACGCCGGCGGTTCTGGAACTCGTGGAACACGGCTACCACGTTCAAATCGAAACCAACGGCACGCTCTACCTCGAGAACTTTCCGAAGAGCGAGGAAGTCACGATCGTCTGCAGCCCAAAAACCGCACGGATTAACCCCGTTTTGGCCGCCCGTGTGGACGCTTTCAAATACGTGATTCAGGCAGGCCACGTTGCGGACGATGGTCTTCCGACGGACGCGCTCTACAACCTCGCCGGCATTGGGCGTGATCCCGTACGTACGGGTCGCATTGCACGTCGGGTTGCACGGCCGCCGGACGAGTGGGAGGGTCCTGTCTACGTTCAACCGATGGATGAGAAGGACGATGTAAAGAACCTGAACAACTTGCGGGAGGCGGCGCGTACCGTGATGAACGGTAGCCCGCGCGACGAGCTGCTCTACGTCCTTGGTACGCAGATGCACAAGGACATCGGGCTGCCCTGATGCTGGACCTCAGCATTAAGCAGCTTGTTACCGTTCGGAATTACATCGTCGAAGGCATAAACGCTGTGAAGCCTTGGACGGAGTTGCCGGCGGAGCACCAGATGGGGTCGCCCGAGCGGCTCGCCTACCTGGAGGAGTTGTTGTCTCAGGTTGATGAAGAACTTGAACTAAAAAGGGCACACGCATGTCAAGCGGAACAATCCTAATTCTGTCCGGCGGGCAGGATTCGACGACGGTGCTGTTCTACGCTCGTCAGCAATACTCGGACAGCCCCGTTCACGCCATCACCTTCGACTACGGACAACGCCACTCACGCGAGATCGACGCCGCCAGGATCGTTGCGCGGTTGGCTGGAGTGGCGTCGCACGAGGTTCTCGAACTCCCCCTCGACATCCTCAAGGGCACATCGCCGCTGATCTCGCAAGAACCTCTCGAGCAGTACGCTGACCACAGATCGCTCCCAGGCGGTCTAGAGAAGACGTTCGTGCCCATGCGGAACCAGCTTTTCCTCACGGTCGCCTTCAACCGCGCGGTGTGTCTCGGCGCACGACGCATCCTGATCGGCGTTTCGCAGGAGGACTACGGCGGCTATCCGGACTGCCGTAGGGAGTTCGTCAAGTGGGCCGAGCGGGCTTCAAACATCGGTCTCGGTCTCACACAGCTCAGCACTCCCGCCCAAGGTTACATCGAGGTGGAGACACCGCTCATGTCGCTCAGCAAGGCGGAATCGGTGGAGCTTGCGCTCAAGCTACCTGGGTGCTACGAGGCACTCGCGTTCAGTCACACGAGCTACGACGGCGAGTACCCACCGCTCGGCAAGGACCACGCGACGCTGTTGAGGGCTAAGGGCTTCGAGGAGGCGAACGTCCCCGATCCACTTATCCTGCGTGCGGTCTACGAAAACCGCATGCAGCTGCCGAACAGCCCTACCTATAGGCAGAACCCGGACATCGCCGACTTCTACGGGCGTGTCGCCGAAGCGGTGGACAGAGAGCGGGCGTATCGGCGCCGGGAAGCGGAACAAGGGCAGTTTCCCGCCTACGAGAAGCGCGGCAGGGAGGGTGTCTGATGTATACAGTCGAGCGGTACCACGACATTAGTGCCGGCCACCGCGTCGTCGGCGGGGGCAAGTGCGAGAACCTGCACGGCCACAACTACCGGATCTACTTCACTGTCGCGCCAGAGTCGCGCGGTGTGGTTGAAGTTGTGCGTGACGATGGTCGCTCACACGAGAGTATCTACCATCCGCCGAAGAGACAGCTCGACGACCGGGGCATGGTGATCGACTTCGGCGTTGTGAAGACGACACTGTGTGACTGGCTCGAAGAGGTATGGGACCACAAGATGCTGCTGTGGGAGGAAGACCCGATGTGCTTCGCCATCCACGCGGTGGCTCCCGAGGCGGTTGTCGAGGTCGCATTCAACCCCACCGCGGAGAACATGGCACGCTACCTCGTCGAAGTGGTCGGCCCTCTGCGCCTGAAGGGGACAGGGGTTCGGCTTGTCAGGGTGCGGGTGGAGGAGACCCGCAAATGCTCTGCAACCTTCGCCCTGCCGGGGTACTGATGGAGAAAACGAAGCTCACGCATGGTGAGGTTGGCGGCCTCGTCGGTGATCTACTACAGAAGTTCGGTGCACTGAATCTGAGGGGTCCGGGTGTCTCAGTGTATGCCGTTCCCCGCGGCGGGGTGCCCGTGGCGTACCTGCTTGCCGGGCGCGCCCCGGGACTCCGCGTCGTCGACGATCCGATGATCGCCCATGTATTCGTCGACGACATCATCGACTCCGGCCGGACACGCGATCGCTACCAGACAACGTATCAGAAGCCGTTTCTCGCCCTCGTGGACAAGCTGGGCGATCCGGCTCACGCGCAGATGGGCTGGGTGGTGTTCCCCTGGGAACTGTGCGAGGACGGCGCGGACGAGAACATCGAAGAGAACATCGTACGGATTCTCGAGTTCATCGGCGAAGATCCGTCGAGAGAAGGACTTCATGACACTCCCAAGCGTGTTGCGGCGGCATGGCTGGAGTGGACGTCCGGGTATCGGGTTGACCCGCAAGAACTGATCCGCTGCTTTAGCGACGGTGGTGAGGGTTACGACGAGATGGTTCTCGTGCGACAAATTCCGTTCTACAGTCATTGCGAGCACCACATGGCGCCATTCTTCGGCACCGTCGATGTGGCGTACATCCCAAACGGCAGGATCATTGGTTTATCCAAGATCCCGCGCATCGTTGAGGTGTTCGCGCGTCGCCTTCAAGTTCAGGAGCGCTTAACCGCTCAGATCGCGATGGCCCTGATGAAGGGACTTGAACCGAAGGGAGTGGCCGTTTCGATCCGTGCTCGTCACCTCTGCATGGAAAGTCGGGGTGTCCACAAGCAGGGGAGCGACACGGTCACCAACGTGCTTCTCGGTGTCTTTCGCGTGTCGCCACCCGCTCGGGCGGAGTTCATGTCGGCAATCGGCTGACGGTACCCCGCCGGGGTTGGCCCCCTTGACAGGCAGGCCCCGGCGGGGTATACTATAGGGGGTATACTATAGGGGGTGTACGTTGTGATCCTTCAGTAAGCGGAGAGTGCATGCCATACAACAAGCGCGACCGTGAAACAGCCCCCTTCCGGGATACGCCGGACAGCGTGCAATTCGGACTCTTGTACGACATTGCCGAACTCGAACGGAACATCGTTTCGCTGACAGAGAGCGAAGCTGAACTGCTCGATCGTTTGCGTGGGGTGCGTAAAACGCGCGACAACACTGCGGACAGGATGTACGCGCTTGAGAGCGCCGTAGACGCTTACGATCGTGCCAAGTACGAGATGAAGCACGATCTCCACTGGCCCCAACAGCGGTATCAGCGGAGGCGAAATGAAACCTGGTGATCGTGTCAGACTAACGGTTGACCTAATCGAGGTCGCTACTGGCGACCATCCTGATTTACTCGTTGCGCCGCGGGGTACAGTAGGCCGATTGGTTCCCCGTTTTGCTCAGTTCTTCGCGTACTACGTGGAGATTCAAACAACCGCGCGCGGTTATCCGCTGGAAGTGGTTGGAGTCCACTCGCACGAAATTCAATCAGTTGAGATTGTGCCCTACACGCCGAAAATTGTCTTCTTCGAGCCAGTGGATCCCGACTACATCGTAGCACGCGTCGAGCACTGCCGGCGATCGATTCTCCGCCTCTTCAATCAGATCTAGCTGTGAGGATCTATCTGGCCGCCATGATGCAGAATGGCTTCCATCAGGGTAGCCAGGCTTATCTGCGCCTTACGGAGCGGGAACGGGAAGTTGTGGACTCTGTGAAGTACCGCCTCGACTCTTATCACTATATCGGCAATGAGCGGATCGCTACGCGCATTCGGTCTACTGGTCTACGTATCTTCCTCGACTCGGGAGCATTCTCCGCCTACACCCAAGGCATCACCGTCGATGTTCGGCAATACTGCTCCTATATCCACGATTACAAGGATATCCTCGAGACCGTTGAGCTGGAGAACGGTACTGTTCTTCTTCTTGCATCGGTACTTGACGCGATCGGTGATCCGACAGGTACGTGGTACAATCAGAAGCGAATGGAAGACATGGGGGTCCGCGCGCTCCCCTGCTATCACTACGGGGAGCCTCCAGAAGTCCTTCAATACTACGCGGCGAATTACGAGTACATCACGATCGGTGGGATGGTTCCAATCTCCACCCCCCAGCTGAAGATTTGGCTAGATGGGGTGTGGGGCAAATACCTCACAAACCCGGACGGCACACCCAAGGTGAAGGTTCACGGCTTCGGCTTGACGTCTGTGCAGCTGATGGCGCGATATCCCTGGTTCTCTGTAGACTCCTCTTCGTGGGTGCAGTCTGGCGGTATCGGCAATATCTTTTTGCCACAATTCGGAATGATCGCGGTATCGGAGTTTAGCCCAAACCGGAAAGAGCCCGGGAAGCACATTGACAACATGCCGGAGCCCCAGCAACAAGCTTTGCTCCGAATTGTTGAATCAATGGGCTTTGATGTTGAACGACTGCGCAAGGAGCACCTGAGTCGCAAGGTGTTCAACATCGCCACGTATACGGGCATCATGGAAGAGGCCGTTCACCAGAACAAGCGTTTTCGCCAACTCCAACCCACGTTCTTCTGATGACATACCGCCGATTCTTAGACGAGTGCCGCATCCGTGTCGAAGGCTTCGTGGCATGGGTAAAGTTCGTAGACGCCGAACTTGTGCGACGCAACCAACTCCGTGTGTTGTGCTGTAGTTCTTTTGAGTATCAGCTTGCCCGCGCATACAGCGAGGAGCACGGAATCACCACTGCCGACCTCGTGGCAATGGCGTCTCGGGAGCGCCGCCCCTGGCGCGAGAACCTGGAGCTGTACTGATGCGTATTCTGTTCACGGGCGACCGCAATTACACAGACGGCACATTTGTCGCCGACACACTTGCAGAACTTGAGCGCCTTTGTGGTCAACCGTCCGAAGTTTTCATCGCCATTGTGGGTAGGGCGCGTGGACTGGACACTCTTGCAGAGCACCATGCTACACTGCGAGGCTGGCAGATAGAACCTTACCCCGCAGATTGGGCACAGTACGGGCGAGCGGCTGGCCCGATCCGCAACCAGCAAATGCTCGATGCCCGGCCCGCCTGCTGTCTAGCATTTCACGACAATTTCGAATCCTCACGGGGAACGCTTGACATGGTCAACCGCTGCCGAAAGATCGGACTACCCACCGCCCTGTATGGGCACCGGCAGCTTCTGAAGCAGTGGAATTGGGGCACCAATGCTTGAAACGCTTAAGTTCGTTCGTGGTGCGGTTGCGACCAAAGATTTCCAGCCTGCGCTGACTCACTTCCGCATCAAAGATGGCCGCGTCATGGGCTATAACGGCACGATTGCGCTTTCTAGCCCAATTGCACTAGACGTAAATGCATCGCCGAAGGCTGTGCCGTTCGTCAAGGCGATTGAGCGGTGTCAGAACGCGACAACCGTCGTACACATGACTCCAGCCGGCCGCATTTCATTGAAGTCAGGCAAATTCAAAGTCATCATCGAGTGCTGTGAAGAGAGTGAGGTAATGGACGCGATCGTACCCGAAGGCGAAATGATGCCAACACCCGCCACCTTTGTGGAGACATTGAAGCTGCTCGACCGGTTCGTATGCACTGATGCAACACCGGACAGACGTTGGTCGAACGGCATTTTGCTACGGGGCCAGTCTGCGTACGCCACAAGCAATATCGTGATTGTTGAGAAGTGGCTGGGTCAGCAGCTGCCCTTTGAGGTGAATATTCCTGGACCTGCTGTAAAAGAAATCTTGCGCATAGGTCTTGAGCCTGTTGGTATCCAGATCGGAGAACGGTCGATTACGATGCACTATCCCGGTGAGCGGTGGTTGCGTGCTCAGATGTGGGACGTGCAGTGGCCTGACCTCAGTGTATATCTCGATCAGTCCGGCGAATTTGAGCCCTTTCCGCCAGAGCTCTTTGATGCAGCCGAGACTCTGAAGCCCTTCTACGACATAGAGGGCAGGCTCTTCTTTCGCGGCGACAGAGTGTCCACAAGTGCGGACGAAGGGGCGGGGGGTTCAATCGAGATGTCGGGTGTGCCTCTGCGCGGTGCCTTCCACCACGTTCATCTGCTTTCCCTCAAGGGTGTTGCAGACACGATAGACTTCACCAAGCGCCCTGCGCCCTTCCGCGGAAATCTGTTGAGGGGTGTCATTCTACCCATGCACGACGAATAGGAGCGGATATGTTCAAGGGCAAAACCGAAGACATCGCGCAGCGTGTAACCGCCGCAGCGGTGAACCGGCCGGGGTCTGTTCACGTTATCTTCACCCGGCACTGGCCCTGGGAGGCACGGCTCGTGCGCATGATGATGGACCGTGGTGGGGGTGCCTACAGGGCCACATCAAAGCAGATCAGCTATCCGAATGGATCGACGATTACCTTCCATCACGTTGACAACCAGGAGAACGCACTTCGCGGCCGCGACGTGACCGGGATCGTCTGGGAGGACGATGCCACTGACTGATTTTCCAACCCGCCGTGTTCGTTCAAGAGGCGTGGGCTCCTACGGTCCCCGTCTTGGTTGGCGCATTCGCTTGTCTTTGGACTGTGGGCATACGGTTGAACGCCGCTATGATCAGTCACACCCACACGAGCGTGCACGGTGCGAATTTTGCCCATCATTGACGCATGCCACGGACTGATTCAGTCGGACTCTTCTGGCAGGACGTAGCACGGGCAAAGGGAAACCGTGTAGCGCGTGTGATGCCGCCGATCCCGGATACGGGTTGGGTGCCGCCGACTACGTTCCCTAACCTGGCGGGTGCCAGGGCACTTTCGTTCGACGTCGAAACCAAGGACCCCGAACTAAAGAAACGGGGCCCTGGCTGGGCACGTGGCAAGGGCCATTTGTGTGGCCTGGCGGTGGGTACAGACGACGGGGGGCGGTGGTACTTTCCGATGCGCCACGAAGTCGAGAAAGACCAAAACCTTGATCCGGATCACGTACTGGCGTGGGCGCGCGACACATTAGGCAATCCACGCCAGCCGAAGATCGGCGCGAATATCACGTACGACATCGGTTGGCTGAAGGAAGAAGGAGTTGAGGTACGGGGTCCGCTCTACGACGTACAGTTTGCGGAGGCGTTACTAGATGAAAGGGCACGAGTCAACCTCGAAGAACTCGGACAACGCTACCTCGGGCAAGGTAAGCAGAGCAACCTTCTTTACGAGTGGTGCGCCGCTTATTACGGGGGTCGTTCAACCGCAAACGATCAAGGCGGAAATATCCATCGCGCTCCTCCGCGGCTGGTGGGGCCGTACGCGGAAAGTGATGTCGATATTCCGTTCCGCGTTCTAGACAAGCAGTGGCCGCTGCTGGTTCAGCAGAATTTGCACGCACTCTTTACAATGGAGTGCGAACTTATTCCACTGATGATAGCAATGCGGTTCGCGGGTGTGCGCGTGGACTACGACCGCGCTCAGCACCTGCACGATGAAATGCTCGGACTTCGCGACCAGTCAGAAAGGGAGGTCTATAGCGGACCGTCCGTAAAACAGATAGACGCAGAAATTCGTGGTATAGTCGGGTTTGAGGTGAACACCGACGCCTCAGCAAGCATCGCGCGCGCATTCGATACTCTGGGGCTGCGTTATGGCCGCACGGAAAAAGGCGCACCGAGCTTCCGTGCTGGCTTCCTCGAGACCGTACAACACCCCCTCGCCGAACTGATCCTGCGTCGTAAGCGGTTGAAGAAGCTGATCGGTACGTTCCTCAAGGGTTATATTCTTGACTCACACGTGAATGGCCGGCTCTTCGGTCAGTTCCATCAGTTGCGGGCGAGCGGTAAGGGGGCCAGGTCCGGTCGGTACTCGTCCAGCACGCCGAATCTTCAGAATATTCCGAGCAGGTCCGTGTTGGGCAAAATTATCAGAACAATCTTTATTCCAGATATCGGGCACAAGCAGTGGCGGAAAAAGGACTACAGCCAAATCGAGTACCGCGGACTCGCGCACTACGCTGTCGGACCCGGTGCCGATGATGTGCGGGCACGCTACCTGGCTGATCCGAGAACAGATTTCCACAAGATGGTGCACGGTATCATTCTTGCGCAGACAGGGCAGGATCTCGACCGCGCGTATGTGAAGAACACGAATTTCGGCACAGTCTATGGGATGGGGGTGGCGAAGTTGGCGGTGCAGCTTGGCATCCCGTTTGTGCTCGCAAAACAAGTCTACGAGACAATCCATGGCGCCGCGCCTTTTATGAAGGCGACTATGGACGAGACTATGATCGAAGCGCAGAGGACAGGCTACATTACTACCATCCTCGGCCGTCGGTCGCGGTTCGACCTATGGGTGCCGTTCGATTGGGAGGAGCGGCAGAACGCGTGGCCGCTGCCGTACGAGCAAGCTATCACACGCTACCGCGATCCGGTTCGTGCATATCTCCACAAGGCGCTCAACCGGCGGTTGCAGGGCTCGGCAGCTGACCTGATCAAAGCCGCGATGTTGCAGTGTTGGAAGGACGGTGTCTTCGACTATGTGGGGGTGCCTCGGTTGACGGTTCACGACGAGCTGGACTTCAGCGACGCCGGACTCCAATACTCAGAAGAAGCGTTCGCGCATATCAACAGGGTCATGGAGAACGCGATCCAGTTCCGTGTGCCAATCATGGTCGAAGAGGAAGTTGGTCCGAATTGGGGTGAGGTGAAGAAACTCAAGGCAGCTTAACCGGAGCGACAAATGAAGATCGGAACAAAGAGCGTACTTCTCGGGGCACACTGCTTCTTTTTGCACCCGTGGTTCGTTGCCTGGGCGTGGTGGCAGTTGTATGGATTTCCGCGCGACCCACGTCTATGGGTTGCCTTCTTCGTTCACGATATCGGCTATTGGGGCAAGCCGAACATGGACGGCCCGGAAGGCGAATCGCACCCGATTGTAGGCGGCAACATTATGCGCCGACTCTTTGATGAAACGTGGTGGTTATCTGAGTTCATGAATCGCAGATGGGGCCAGTTACCGCCAGGACCTCACGTCGACAGTTGGGGATCTTGGACTGCACTGCATTCACGGTACTACGCGAATAGCGTCGGCGCCGGATTCTCGCCGCTGTGCGTAGCCGACAAACAGGCTATTGCACTCACGCCCGGATGGCTCTTCACCCCCCTTGCTTGGGCCACCGGAGAGCTCAAGGAGTACGCGGAGAAGAAACGCGACTACCATCCGGAAGACACTTCACCATGGAGCTACGAAGACGTGCGCGCCTTTTGTCGCAAATGGGTCGCAGAACACAAGGACAAGCACAAGGACGGCTGGATGGGTACCGGAGCACTCACTACAATGAAGCAAAGGGGCGAGGAATGACAGACATGCGCAATCGGATCCAGGCTGTTCTCGACATCCATCTGAACGGTTACGTCATCACACGTTCGCCGAGCGACCTACTCACAGACATCCTGTCGGCCGTCCGGGAAGGATCGGATGGTGGCATACGGCTCGCGAGTGGGCAGTCGGCACTGCAGATGTGGGTGATGGATCTGACAATCATGCAGCAGTCCGTTCTGATCAGCGCGGTGCGCGGAGCCGACGGTACGGAGAAGTTCCACCGTTACAAGATGCTCCTCCGCTGGTACCGGCGCTGCGTGCTGGTTTCGGCGATGGACGGCCGTACGCTCTTGACGCCGGACGAGCCGGGCGGAGGCTCCTTCACGGGCCCGAGTACGAAGATGCCGAGCGAGAATCCCGGTCGGATGCACGTCTACACGCCGGAAGAGCCAGCGCACTGGTCCGTGCGGATGCAGCCGCATGTGGACGATTTCATGCGGTCGCGTGACGACCTCCCTTCGCACTACTGGACGCACTGCATGCACGCCTTCGAGATTCTCGGCTACAAGCACCCAAACCCCGAAATCCGCGCTTTCTGGCACGCGATCTACATCCGCATGGTTCATGCGATGCACCTCTGGCCGGAGTTGGAGTGGCAAATGGATCAGCGGCTTGGCGACACGGTCGCGGGTTGGAAGGCGCGGGAGGACTCCGCCGGCAGCTGCTCGGAGTAGGGCCATGATGAGCAGACAAGAAGCGATAAACGCATTCTTTGCGCGTGCGGCGCAGGAACGTGAGAAGGCTGTGCGGAAGTATGGTGAGATCGCGCTGCTCCCTGGTGGCGACCCCGACCGTGACATCTTCGACTACACGCTCAACGAGTGCGTTGGTCTGCTGAGATACGCGGAGATGATGGAGAACCGCGTGAAGGCAAGCCAGTCACAGCTCGGCCGTGATGCTTCGGTGGCGACGATGGGCGTTACGGTGATTGGTGAGAGGCTGCGTGGCATGGCAACGGAGTGCGGTGTACGTATCCTGCTGTTGCGCGATCTAATGCAGCAGCACCACATCGAACTTGGTGAACCGGAGAATCCCTCATGAAGGAGATCGCTGCCCGTATGGTGCTGGACAGCATCAGCTCGGCCGGAATTCGCCTTTCGACGGTGATGCTGACAATGCCCCGGATGATCCTTGCAGAACTGAACACGCACCGCGCTCTCACACGAAACAGCGGGAGCCTGCGTGCGATTCCGGGCAGCCGGCTAATCTCGGCAGTACGCGAGGATCCCTTCATTCCCCAACACTGGACAACTGCACGGAAGGGGATGCAGGGCGGCCCTGCGATCACCGATCCCGACCTCATCGAAGAGTGCCGACAGGCCTGGCTCACCGCCCGTGACGATGCCGTCCGCCACGCGCTGCACCTTCTCGACCTGGGTCTCCACAAGCAGGTTGCGAACCGGGTGCTGGAGCCGTACCTCTGGCACACCGCACTGATTTCCTTCACCGAATCCGGCAACTTCTTGGCGCTGCGCGACCACCCCGACGCAGAGCCGCACTTCGCGGACCTCGCAGCCTGCATCGTCGGCGCGCTGGAGCGGTCGAAGCCCGTGAAGCGGGGAGTTGGCGAGTGGCACCTGCCCTTCACGGAGAACGTCAATCCTGAGATCCCGCTCGAGGTGCGCATCAAGATTAGCACCGCGCGCTGTGCCCGTGTTTCTTACGTGACACCTGACGGATCGATCGCTACCGTACCGGAAGACCTGGCTCTCTACCGTCGGCTTCACACACCGGGGCACTGGTCGCCTTTTGAGCACCCGGCGCGCGCGATGCTGGATCCTCGCTGGAGCGGGAACTTTTATGGCTGGTTCCAGCATCGGAAGGAGTTCCCCGGAGAGAACCGGAGTCACCGGGCTGGTCAGACGCACACCCGCCCGTAACCAGGGGCCTTGACAGGTAACCGGCTGGGTACTATATTACATGGTAGGTAACGGGGGTGCCGGGTTGGGCGGGGTAGGATTGTACGGCACCCCCGTTCGTGCGGTTAGCATTGCCCTGGCGGGAAAAATTCCTTTCGCGCGGGGTGGGGGGACGGTAGGTGAAACAGGGGCGGACAAGCAGCCATGTACAGCGAAGAACTGATCCGGGCGTTGGAGAACTCGAGTCCGCAGGAGTACGAAAACGACTCACAAGACCTCGAGGATGCTGAAGCGAGCGGGCTTACAGTCGTATATGCGGACCTGAATACCCTGCAACTCGACATCGACAGCATCGAGGACTACGCGCACTACCTGAAGAACACGCACCGCCTGATCCAGCTCGGCTACTTCAAGAGCACGGACGAGCTGACACTCGCGACGGAAGAGTGGCGGAGCAGGAACGGCAAGTGGCACGTGCAGATTCACCTGCGGTCGAACATCGAGACGGAAGAGCGGATCATGTTGCAGGCGCTTCTCGGAAGCGATCGGGTTCGGGAGTTTTGCAATCTGCGGCGTTACCGGGCGGGCGTTCCTTCGAACGAGTGCATTCGCCTGTTCCGTCCGGGGCTTTGATGGCACAGACAAAGGGCGGTCAGATCCAGAAGAAGGTCGACGAGCTGGTGGGCAAGATGCCACTACAGTTGATCGAGGCGCTGCGGGAAGAGTTCAAAACGGAATACTCGGCAGTCTACAGCGTGGAACTGGAGCGAATGGTCGCCAAGCGCAACACGGGCGACGGCGCCCTGAGCATCGAGGAAGACGAGTTCGTCCGCGTGTGGCAGAAGGGCTACAGCGCCGCGATTCATGTGGTCACAGGCGCTGTGAAGCAAAAATGAAGAAGGGCGGTCCACCCACTGGAAGAAAGCCGAACATGACCCCGCCAGGACACTTAGCCGCAGCTTGTGCGGGTTGTGCTCCTGCCCCTTGCGAAGCTGCTCCGGGACGCGGCACGGCTGACTGGTGTGGTTGGACCGCCCCTTTCCAACTTCTGACGGTACACAACGTATCGTCAGATTTTCCCCAACGCAAGGAGAAGATACCATGTCCGCAACCACCACGAAGCTCCGCCTGCACCGTGAGACGGTCCGCAACCTCACTTCTCCACCGGTGGTGTTCGTGCGTCGCCCGAAGGCAGACTTCTCGGCCCGCAACTGCGAGCAGACATCGCCCTCGATGGAGTACAGCTGCTACATGAGCTGCGCGGAGACGGTGTACATGAACTGCAACCCCAGCGTGGAGTACACCTGCGACACGCTTTGAGCGTGTCCACTTGGCGAACAACGTAGTCGTTTAGAAGATGCCGAAGGCCGCCTTACCAGCGCGCCTTCGGCATCCTGCTGAACTCCTCGCCTGCCTTGAAGCCGAGTGCCTCAAGCTGGGTCTCCGTCAGGTAGCTCCAGTCACCGTCGTGCCTGTAGTTCGTCACGACGACGTGCTCGTTGAGCTGGTTCGACCACACGCGGGTGCCAGGGGGGATCGCGAATGGGGCGTCCGCGTCGTGCCGGAAACGGCTGAGCACAGCGTAGACCTTGTCGCCGGGGCAGGTCCGCTTCATCCAGTCGCGATGACCCGTGACCTTGTACCCCTTGTCGATCTCCCCCAACTCCAGCCCCACACGGATCAGACCGCGCACCGCCTCGATCATCGCCGTGCCGGGAGTCGTCACCTGGCCGTCGATCAGCAGACAGATTCCGATCGAGTCCGCGTTCGCCGGCCCCGCGTGGGCACCACGGTACTGCCAGCCCCGCCCCTCGTAGATCCTTCCCGACGGAGCGACCCCGAAGTTGTAGCCGATCCCGTCCCACCCATGCGTCTCGACGTGATACTTCTCGACGCTCTTCCAGGCCGCGACCTCTTGCGCGTCGGTCGCGTTCTCCGACAGAGCCGGACGGTAGCTGTTGTGGATCACTACGTTGCGCTCGGCACCAGGATCGAGAGACCCCGTGCCGCCCTTGGCACCCCATGCGGAGCGCCTGGTGATCTCGATGCTCACTTTCCCTCCTGTATGATACGCCGGCGTTGCTGACGCAGGCTAATGAGATTGGGGATGTAGAAGATCAGTGCGAACACCTGGATGGCGTTCAGAACGAAGTTTGCGAACGACATTAGCCAGGTCTTCTCTTCGTTGACCGCGAACCAGCTATAGACTACGATCGCCAGAAGAGACGGAACTACCACCGTCACCACCACCCGCTGCACCGCGTTCAGGTTCGGAAACTGCATCAGCACCTCCTCGGTTTGGGTTATCCACAACCATCCCGTAAGGATCACGGGTAGGACTCGCCTTGTCGTACCAGCGCCTATCCATCGATCTGGGCTTATCTCCCTCGTCCAACGCAGCAATCTGGATCTTATCGATGGTGCGCACAAGCCACAAGACCAGAGGCATGTCCTGGTAGACCAGAAGGATGTTTTGCAGCACCTTTTGTGTCTGATAACCGAACACGCCGACGACAACCGCCTTCGTCGTATACCGCTTTATCTCCAAGCCGAGGAGTTCAGAAGGCTCGGACATCCAGTACCACGCGATGTCGACAGCGAATCCGACAGCGGGTAGACACAGTAGTACAGACTTCCGCAGCCAGAACTTTGCGAGGTCCACCCATTCGAAGTCATCTCTTGGATCTGGGCTGAGTCTGGATATTGCAACGCACGTGAAAAGCTCTACTACCATGCCGCAGAGGATTAGAACAAGAAATCCCACATTACTGCGGCCAAATACACCAACTACGCTGTCCCATGACCACGGAAGCAGAACCGCGATGGAGCCAGCCGTGATGATTGTTTCCTTATTAAGCATGAGCTCCACCGCAGTGAGTGGTCAAATATCGCGACCGTTTCTGTCCGTTCTTGCCACACATCGTTCAGCGAGTCACGGCTGCCGCGATGGTGGCGGATTGGTTGACGCAGGTTCCACAGCGGCGGAGGATGCAAGTCGCTTTTCGAGCTGATTGATGCGCTCTAGAAGTTGTGCGACAATTGTGTCCAACCCGTGAACCCCCGCAATAGCTAAACTGGCAACAGCCATCGGGTTCACACCTTCGTCTGTCGTGCGGGCCCACTGCGGTAGCTCTTCAATCGTAACGCCTACATGTCGATGGGGAACACGCGCGCTTGAGTTCGCGGGTAGGTAGCCCGGATCATCGTTGTAGGTGTACGCATAAACGGGCAGCTTCCGAATGGACGCCAACGCCTCCGCGCCCCCAATACGCCGTTCGATCTTCTTTTCAACCGCCCGCGAAGTTTGAATTACCCCGTTTACTGCGTAGACGACGCTATACCGTCTGGCGTGTTCGCCTAGAGACCAGGTATTGTCGGCCTCCGGTACCAACTTCTGTGTTGCGACTACGCCGTTACCCACAATCAACGCTGGAGAATTGGCGGCCCCTCCCATGATGGTTACCTGCGCTGAAACATCGCTGCGTACGTAAGCTTGCCCTCCCGAAAGTAGCAGTCCGAAACCCCGCGACAATACTTGAAATTCGTTGCCTACACCCCCAGCTAGGTTTACCATCCCCGGAAAGCTGATAGGCGTTTTGTTGAAAATTTGAGTACGCAGCTGATCGATCGTGGCTTTGCGCGTATCGCCGCCCGCCTCATCAACCATCAGGACAGCGTTGTCTGTCAGGTTTGCCGCGATGATCGCGGTCATGCCAGTGATCGAGGTGATCGCCATGCTACAGCTCCTCAAACAGTTGGAACGCGGTGTTGCCCGCGGTCACATAAGGGAACTCGATTGGCGTGAGTGTACGCATGACGCAGAGAAACGACCGCCTGTACCAATGAACCGCATCTTCAGGATCGAAAACGAAGAACATCTGCTGACTCGTTCCAGCGCGCCATTGCATGTCGAATCCACGCACAAGCGCTTCGTCTTCGGGGAGCTGTGCAATTTCAAACTCGAAGTGACGGCGACGGGGACGGTCCCTGTAGAAAGCACTGCCACCCTCCGTTGGAATACGCTCTGTCTCAGTTTCGAAGGCAATTCGTGCTCCGTTTGCCATGTTCACAGACGGCTGCCAGCCGACAGCGATTACAAGACGTGCGACATCGATGTATCCCTTGGCATTCATTGGATCAACGATGTCAAAACGCCAGTAGCGCGCGTTCACCGGCACGGCTGCGACACGGAGGAAGGTGGGGGTGCCTTCAAAGGTGTCCACAGTATGGCCGGCTGGAAACGCTGTGACGTTGCCGCTGTCGTACACTGGAGCACCAAATGCTCCCGGGGCGTTGCTGGCGCGTGCGCGGACCGTCCCGACCGTGCTGATATTCGGAAGCAGCAGAGCAATGACCATCACAGACCGCTGAGTGCCCAAGTCAACATCGAACGTTGTCGCTCCGACATCCGCGCTCGTAGAGCGTGCGACCTTTGAAAGGTCTCTGTCCTGCATGTTGGCGAGGGGGAGTCCAGCTGCCCACGCTCCTCCCGTAATCAGGGGAGCGTAAATGCGGCTCTTATCGCTTACAATCGGCCAGCCAAAAACGCAGTTGCTCATTTCTTTACGGTCAGTTTCTGTTCCCCCTTAAACATACCCGGTGCGCACCTAGAACGTCAACGGTTCTAAACCTTCTTGATGTGTAGGTGCGCGATCTTTGATGCGTCCACCTGTGAATCGATACTTCCCAATCGGATATTCAGGACGGTGCCGGACATCGCAACTGTGATGGGTGTGTTCATCGAGGGCCAGTCCGACATATTGCGCGTTACGCCGGATGCGTCGATAAACTGTTCACCACCAGATCCAATGGGTTGTACAATCAGCGCACGACTCGTCGATCCGTCTAGGATCTCTGCGCGAAGATAACCTTGACCGAAGCTGACGTCGCCGAATGCAAGACGCAGTTCGTAGTTGCCGGCCGCCGGTAGATCAATGCGAAAAACAGCATCGACACCGGTGTTGAGTTTTTGATTCATGCCGGCAAAGCGCCTGTCCACACTACCATTGCGGTCGCGACCACTGCTGGGCGGGGTAGTCCAACCAAAGGTTACGCCGCTACGTGTCACCGGGTATGTATCCGCAATACAAAATGTCTCATTTGAACCGTCTACGACAAATTCTTCTGTCGCGCGAAAGTTAATCTTCTTTTCCCAGACCTCTGCCGTAACCACTGTGATTTGGCATGTGGCGGTTTTACCTTCGCAAGTCGCCGTAATCGTCACACTTCCCTCGACGACAGCGACGCCGAGGGTAAACGACATCGACATCCAGCCACCGTCGTTCAGACTTTCGTCCTGTGGCCATATTTCCGGGAACGGCTCATCGAGCAAACCGGAAACTACCGTGGAGACGTATCGGCCGCGTGCTGTGCTCCAGCCCCCGGCATTGGATACATCACCCCGATACACTTCCCAGTCACCCTCTTGCTTCACCCACGCCCACATAACTACCGGACCATCTGGAATAGCGGGATTGGTGCCAGTAAGGACAGTTACCTTGCCGCTGGATCCCGGGGGCAGGTCAAAAACATGCACTAAAACAGACGCAGAGGGGTCGAGTTCAGTTCCTCCGACGCACACAGCCATCTTCCCTGGACCCTCGTTCTTCCACACGCTAGCACTTTCGAGCACGCGCCCAGCCCCGTCAGGAAGAGTAAGGGCGTGTCCGCGGCATTCAAAGAAAGAGCCTGTCTCTGGGCCCTGGTTAGGTTGCCCGTACTCAGTGGCCACGGATCACGCTCCAATACGCTGTGTGGATGCCGCAACGCGGCCAAGATAGCGGTATTCATTGCCGGGCGTGTTCACCGTTTGCAACTGCTGTCCGAAGCGGAGGGTGTTGTAATAGTGAAGAGCTGTTGGGAAGAACATGACACCAAAATACTCCCGGATCAAAACGCCATCGACCCAAAGCCGGTAGATGCCATCGGCAACACCGTGCGCGCTGTTCGGTTGAATTTGTTCTTCGATCCGGTACCGGCGCGCTTCTTCAAAAGTGAACACATCCCACTCGACAATACCTTGATAAGATTGCGAGACAATGTCGTAGTAGTTCTGACGAATTCGAAGCTTGTAGCCGAAAAGAGTCAAGAGCGTTGCACAGCGACCCTGATCATCGCTATCGCGCTCTGCCGTGTGGTAAGTGAGTTTTCTCTGGTCGCTTGAACCACTCGTTCCTGCCGCCCATGTTCCTAGATTGATGTAAAACCTTGTAAAGAGTGACGGATCGCCAGCCTTAAGCCAACCGCGATCCGCTAAGCTATAAATTAGAGCTATGTTTAGATCGGCCCCCGTCGGTGATGCGTAATGTAGGCGTGCCACGTTCCCCCAAGCAGGATCGAGCGAATCGGGCATGATCACGGGGGTGCCGCCGTAAGATCCGAGAGGAGCAATATTCCCGTTTGCGAATGTTGCGTCGAAGATGTCGGGTGCGGGGTAACTACCGCCACCGGGCAACGGCGCGGGAGGACTCGTCTTTGCAACTGCGGTAACAAGACCAGTGTCGCTAACCGTGGCAATCAACGGATTCGACGTGCTCCAAACGATTGTACGCCCGTTGAGAATGTTACCTTGGACGTCGCGCGGAATAACGGCAAGCTGTAAAGTTTCGCTGACTTCAAGCGTTCCGCTCGAAGGCAGAACCTCCAGCGAATCGACAGCAGCGGGCCGCGGTGGCGGGGGCGGTTTCACGGGTGGCGCGGCAGCTTGCGAGCCGCTGTTCGTCACTACGTAAACGCCCGCATTTGTGACAAGGAGAAGTCCTTCGCGCGTAGCAACGTTTTCGCGTCCGGACGCACTCCCCCACACGTTGAGCATTAGACGCCCAGCCTTCGCGTCCGTTTCTACACCGAGAATCACAAACGGGGTACCCTCAGAGCTACCAACGATGTTCAGCCCATACCGATCATGGTCAATGTTGACGATGTTACCGAGATCGAGCATGCTTGTTTCGTCTGTCAGACGCATCAAAAGCTCAAACCGATCCTTACGAGAGCTATAGAGCCCCAGCCGTCTATTCGTCTCTGCAGCCGCATCGTCTGCATAAACATAGAGTGACGTGCGAATTACTTCAGGTGAAAGGAGGTGCCGTTCCTGCACACTTACGTCCGTTACTTCAAAGTCACGCCACTCGCTGCCGATCTGCGCGCGGCGGACTGGAGCAACACTTGCGGCAACATCAGTCGTCTGAACAGCATAGTTTCGACCCCACCTGATCACCTGGCGGTAGACAGGCAGTCCGCCACCCGGATCGTTGGTACGCAACTGATCGAGAGGTTTCAAGAGATTCGGAGCACGGACTGTCATTTTTGCCAGCCCGCGTGCAGGAGCAATGAACTGCTGGATGCGGAAGACACCCTCGCGGTCAACCCCCCACCAGGCACCTGCAGTATCCGCGACAATGTCGCAGACATCACCGATCATTGTCTCCGTGCTTGTCCAGAAACCCAGCGGGGCGGAGTTTACTTCGTCGAGCTTGTTTAAATCACTCTGTGAAACATCACCAGAGACTTTGATCATGTCGCCGGCGCTAGTCACAACAGTGTCGCCAGCACTCGTCGCAAGAGTGAGCTGAGCGATATTCGCCGTCCACGCATTCACGACTCGCGCGCGACCGATTAACTGCTCGAAGATTCTAGCCGCTGTTCTTTGCGATGCGTCCGATCCCTGAGTGACATCGGCAGTAACCAGTCCGTCAGGCATGGATCCGAGTCGAAAGTAGCCGCCTGCTGGCCAGGCACGGAAGGCCCCGCCAAGAGGAGCGTTCGCCTCCATTTCAGCCTGGCTGCCGTAATCGGGTCCTTTTGCCAGCGGTGCGCCGCGATCGTAGACCGCGTCAACCATGTGGACAGCACCGTCGTTGACCTGATAGATCAAGCGTGCGGTATTGACACAAGGCGGATCGATGTTGCGGACAATGCCGTAGCAAAGCGGCTTTGGCTTTCCGCGTAGGTCTGACTCTGTGCCTTCAAGGCCATTAGGAAGGATATTGTCGCCCCGGTACTTGACGGGTTGCAGCGCGACGTTCATCTCCGCCTGCTTGTCTCGCAAGGCGATGGTGACGGTGCTGGCACCGGCCGTCGGAGGCTGCATTGTTCCAATCAGAACAACGCTGAAATCTGTGGGATAGCGAGGATTCTCCTTTTCGGTCCGCCAAGCAACGATTCGACGGCCGTCTAGACCCAACCGCTGGATGTAGTCAAGCGCCCCGTCATTGTTGACAAGAATGAGCTCTCCAAAGCCAATCGTCGAGCGCCCGGTTGTGGCACCGCGGGAGAACATATGCCGCGAGACGTTAATCGGTTGATCAATACGGGGTTCGTAATGGGCATTCGGTACAGTATCCGTGGGCTCCGTGATATAACCCCGCGTGGAGAACCGCAGCGTGCGCACGCGGGCAAGCTGCGGATCCCAAGCGTCGATGTCTACGAGGTAGAGCTCCTTCACGAGAGTGTGCGAGTCCAAGTTGAAGACATCGTCTCCGTCTGACGGCGCACTTCGCCGCTCAGCGACTCAACGCCACGGTTTGTCCCCTCTGTGTTGCTGATGATTCGGTTATTGCCCTCCTGCTGAATCCCGACAAGCGCACGCAGGTGCCCATTCTGCTCGCGCAGCTGACCGTTCATCTCTTCGAGGTGAACAAACGGGTCGCGCGGATCACCAGGCCGCCCCGACCACGGATTCGTCGGAGGCGGTGGCGGCGGTGGCGGAGGCGGCGGCGGCGGGGGCGGCTCCGGGATTTGAGTCTTGCCGTTGATCGACTCCAAAATCTGCCGAATCAGTTCAAGCTGGTTGAGCTGATGCTGTGAGATTTCACGGATGTCAACCTCGACGTCGATCAAAGGATCGAAACCTTCGCTCAACATCGCGAGAACTCGCGCCGTCTCCGTCTTTAGCGTCTGCTCCGCAACGCTTGTTCCACTGCGAACTGCTTCGATCTGCGCCTGGTAGCCGGAAACCGTCGCTGCGAGCTGGTTGTTGAGCGCCGCAATACGTGCCTCCGAATCCGCTGCAACCGCTGCCCGTAGTGCGTCAATTGCCGAAAGTTGCGCATCGCGCTGTTCCTTTATTGCGTCGCGTTGTGCTTGCAGTGCACCGAGTTGCTGATCCATTGCAGTCCGCGTGGCGTCGCGGATCGCTTCCAAACGCTCGACTTCAACTCGTGAGGTCTCCTTGACGGCGTCGAGCTGCGACTCGAGGACTTGAATCTGGTCCGCAGTGTTCTCTCGGAGTAGATCGCGCTGTATTTCAAGCGCCGAGAGCTGTCGCTCAACCCCCTCGGTATACTCACGACGCTGGGCGTTCATGGCATCGATCTGAATACGGCCCGTCGTTTCGTTCGCGTCCTTTTGAGCATCGAGACTGTCGAGGAGTTCCTCGAGAGTGGTCAGCTGACCTGTTAGCAGCTCGACCTCACGCTCTTGGGTACTCAGTGACTTACCATACTGCTCACTGATCTCCGTCAATTGTGCATGAACAGTCTCGAACACGCGCACGTATTCGGGGTTACTCGCAAACATCGTGCGCGCGGCCTCAAGCAGGTTTTGCGCGGCACTTGGCAAATCGCTTGCGGCCGCTGAATCACCTTGGCGCGCGAGCCGTAGTAGAGCACTGAACTGTTGCTGTGCCTCGTTGAGAATTGCCTCGGGACTCAGCGGCGTTACGCCGCGATTGAGCACAAGGTTGCCCAGGTACCCGCGCAGGGTGTCCACAACGCGGCGGGTCTCGTTTGTGCCGCGCTCCGCTTCTTGCAGCTGCTCTCGGGCGACCCCCAGCGCGGCCCTTGCAGATTCAATTTGCGCGTCCAGGTACGCTTCGATCGCGTCGTACTGTGCGCGTAGGGCGCGCTCCTGTGACTCGTACCCTTCGATCTGCACGTCCATTTGTGCGCGCAGCGCGTCCGTCTGCGCCTGAAGCGCACGTTGCTCGAGATCGCGTGTACGCCGTGTCTCGTCGATTTGCGTGCGAAGGGCGCGTTCTTGAATATCAGAGGCGCGTTTGACGCCATCGATTTGTTCACGAATTAAATCTTCCTGGGCCCCATAGGTATCCCGTACAAGACGCGCTTGACGCTCGAGTTCGTTGTCCTCACGATCGTAGCGTTCCCGAATAGCGTCGCGCTCACCCTGGAGCTGCCTGTCGGCAGCCCGCGCAGACTCTTCGACAGCGCGGATCTGTGCTTGGACACTGGCTTGGAGACCCTGGAGTTCCGACTCAAGACGGGAGACCTCGGCCTCGCGTGCCGACCTGGCGCGCTCGGCCTCAAGCGAAAGGAGCTCAAGTGCGTGTACCTCACCGAGAGTACCGATTGCAGCGGGCGTGTATCCAGAGGCGCGCGCGTTTGCCATCTCACGGCGCTGGGACAGCAGCACCTCGAGCTGCCTAGCCTCTTCCTCTAGGCCGACAGCCCGTAGGCGCCGAACCATCAGGTCCTGGCGGAAAGCAACCTCTGCCAAACGCATTTGCTCTGCGCGGTATGCCCGTTCTGCCTCGAGAAGCTCGCTTGTGGCCTGCACCAGCTCGGGATTCGTTTCGCCCCACTTTTCCAGCGCTTCTTGGAGCTCCCGCTGCTGACCAATCACGAAAGCGAGTTCGTCCGCCTCGCGCGACAGTCCTTGCGCGCGTAGCGCACGAACCGCAAGATCCTCCTGATACTGGACCCGCTCACGCTCACGCTCTGCGCGCTCCTTTTCTGCACGCTCGGCTTGTTCGCGGCGTAACGCTTCCATCTCCTCCGTTTGCAGCCGCTGAAGACGTGCAAGCTGCTGCGTTGTGAGGATTCCGTCCTTGCGAGCTTGGTTGAGCTCGTTGATGTGGCGAAACTCCAGAGCGCGTAGCTCGGCTTGCTCGGTGAGCCCGCGCGCCTCTAGTTCGCGGAGTTCGATGTTTTGTTCAAATTCACGCCGATACTGCGAGGCACGCTCTAGCTCTTCGCGATGGGCCTTGGCGGCCTTTGTGGCGCCAAAAAATCCCCCCACAAGCCCAGCCAACCCCCCCACCAGCGCGCCGGCCGCCGTGCCAATGCCAGGTAGGAGAAACGTACCGACAGCCGCCCCGGCCCCGGCCCCAGCCAGGGCCCCACCGGCGGCCCCAACGCCGCGATTCGTCGTCAAAGAACCTACCGCGCCGCCAGCGATGTAGCCGATCCCAGCCGCCGCGAGGAACGGGATAAGTTGAGCAGTCCAAGACTTTGCCGCACTGACGGTGATGCCCTCGATCTCAACGGGGATCGCCCCGCCAGCCACGCTCGGTATTGCCGATTGAACGGCTCCGGCAACAGCGGCTCCGGCAGATTGCGCAGCGACACTACCTACACCCGTTGCAGTAGCAGCCGCCAGCGCGCCCGCAATGGACGCTCCCCACTTCCGCATGAAGGCGTCGGTCACTACCTCCGTAAGCAGAGAAGACAGCATTTCGCGAGCAGCACTGAAGAGATCCGAGAAAGTTTGGATACCGCCGTCGAGAATGCTGCGGAAGGTTTCCTTGAAAACATTGCGAATGTCGTCGCTGAAACGCTTCAGAACTGCCGACGTCTCCGCGATCCGGCGTTCTACCTCAATAGTGCGGAGCGCCTCGTCTAACACACCGCCAGTCAGGTTGCGCCGCGCTTCAAGGGCCTGGTTTCCTGCCTCGATCCGGATACGCAGGCGGTCATGTGCGATTCCGGTCACACTTGCCAATTCGGCCTCTTGTTGCATCTGCCGTACGCGGTCCGAGCTGCCCTGGCGAACCTCCAACAGCCGCGCGGCAGCAAGCGCCTCGTTTTGAAGCTCTTGCGCACGAGTTACGGCTGTTGTCGTCTCCGCCAGCAGCGCATTTGCGTCGGATTGACCGATGACGGCTGTGGCTACCGCTTCGGCGACCTTCGCGCGCACTTCCTCCATGTCATTTGTTGCGCCGTACTGAATGCGCAACTGCTCTTGAGCCATGCCTTGAAGGTGCGCCAGCGCAAGCTCCTGCTGGGCCTGACGAACGCGCTCGGCATTCTCCGCACGCATGTCCATCATAAAGCGTAACCGGCGCTTCTCAGATGCGGTAAGTTCATCCACAGCAGCAGTGGCGGTGCCGATCTTACCGTCCAATACGCTCAGGTCGCCCGACCACTTCTCTGTCGCCTCAGAGATTTCCTCCTGGAGCTTCTTGTAGGCCAGGAACCCTGCACCGGCTGCGACCACAACCGCGACCGCACCGACAACACCCCTGCCCATCAAGGACATTAGCGCCATCGCGTCAGCTGCGGTACGAATTGTTCTTGCGAGTTGAAGGAAACCGTAAACGGTTTGTGACGCGGTGATCAAGGTCGTGTAAACACCGGCTGCGCGCGTAACAATGTTGTACGTGATGAAAGCGGCCGTGGCTGCACCGATGCCCGACGCGAGTTTACCGAGGTTGTTCGCGATCCAAAGAATCTTCTCCGCAAGAGCCTGACCCGCACCACTTGCCTGACTCATTGCACCGATCATAAATTCGAAATTGTTCTTCAGAATAGTCAAGGATTGCCCAATTGTCACCGGCATTCTCTGAAATCGTTCGTCGATTACGTCCGCCATATCAAGCATGGCGTTCACAACCACGTCCGATGTCAGCTTCCCTTCGCGTGACATCTTGCGCAGCTCGCCGATAGTGACCCCGAGCGACTGCGCGATCATGCGCATCACTTCCGGGATGTTTTCGGAAACACTGCGGAACTCGTCGCCGGCTAGGCGGCCGCTTGAGAGGGCCTGACTGAGCTGAATTACACCGGCGGTCGCTTCGCGCTGGGAGGAGTTACCTACGATCAGCGCCTTGTTCGTCGCCTCGGTAAACTTGAGCATATCCCGGTGGGAGATGCCAAGCGTCTCGGCGTTGCGCGCTACTCGCAGATAGAGAGTGGACGTTGCTTCGAGGGCACTGCGGGTGTCGTTCGCGATCCTCAGGATCTCAAACTGGACAGCTCGCGACTGTTCTGTGCTGGTTGTGACGAGGTTGATGCGGCCCGCAAGGAGAGTCCAAGCGTCCGCATACTCGATAACCTCGCGAAAACCAAGCACCAGCCCCAGCGCGTTGAGTGCGTGCTGAAGCTGGTTTGCCATCCGCTCGGTTTGTGTACCTGCACGCGTGGCCCGACCCGCCGCTCCGGTAAACCGATCCAGAGCGGCGATCGCCCCGGTGGCGATTACAGTCAGACCCAGCGTCGCGATATCCACTTTATTCCTCGATTAGCAGAACCGGTTCCCGCTTTCGTGTAGGCCAGGCGTGCCCCTGTGAGCGTTCCTTTTCGGCCAACCGGGACTCTTCCGAATCTACCTCCTTCTTTTCCTCATCAGGTTGGCGTAGCGCGGCGTCGATCAAGATCAGTGCGTTCACCTCGTGCGGTGCCAACACTATCTGCGTAAGCCGCATCCAACTTTCGATTTCTTGGTAGCTGAGCGGAGCAACGCCGGCCATCCCGACCCCGCTCCGCCCGTACAGCGCGTACGCCATCTCAACGAGGTACACCAGCTCCGTCGGACACTCCGGCACACTCTCCAACCGCTTCTGCGCTGACAGACTGCCCGCCTTGGCCGCTGCCTCGTAATGCTGCCTGTAGCTCGTGCCGTTCTTGTCCCGCTTCTCGAGCTGCGCCTGCGCCCTGACGTGGTCTAGAGCTTGCTCGAGGAGCTCGCGAAAAAACGGTCGTGCTCGTGCATGGCGCCGAACAGCAGGTCCACCAGCCAGGGCGCGCTCTCGAGGATCATACGCGCGTTGTCCGGCCGGAAGTCGACGGGTGTGTTGTTGCTGACGATACCCTGCCAGCCCGTCGAACACGCAACGATCCGGGTGATGTTGTCCTCCATCAGAGCAGCACCCGTGAGGCTACTTGCCTTCAGCTTACGCGTGCGCAGCTGTTTGTCGATGTTCCGGTACCGCTGCCCGTGGGCACCCGTGATGTACCACAGTACGGGCTGCGAGTCGTCCGAACCGTCGGGGGCGTAGTAGAGGGGCTTCTCGTCGGCACCGACGAGGTGGACGGCTGTGGCCTCGTCTTCTTTGGAAGCGAGGCGAAGCTGGAAGTCGAGGTCGAATCCGTTGGACATGGGGCGTGCTCCCCTTAAGGTGTATGTGTGCCGCACCCGCGACCGCTGCACGCCCCAGCTATGCCCACCGAGTCTCCTCGCGAGAACATACCAGGAACGGCCGCAGATGCGACACGACTTCGGCTTATTCTTTACACATCGGCGTGCGCGATGCGTCCTACTACTTGCTGACTCCCTCGGGTACGACCCGGGGTGCCTGCTCGGGCGTTGTGAGCTCGCTGCGCAGCTTCTCGCCCACGAGTGTCCAGAACGGCTCGTCCGTCTTGATGTCGACGTCGTTCTGGTGCTTGACCGACTTGACGTCGACCGGCTTCTTATCCGGCCCGTAGCGGACGTCGAGGATCTTGAACCGAGATTCGCCCGAGCCGAGCACACCAGTGACGCTCGCCTTGTGCTTGTCGCCGCGCTTGTCGTAGAAATTGACGCTGTCGCCGATCTTCATCTCGATCACCTCCGAAAGTTGATGTAGACCGTTTACGCGGCGCTGCTGAACACGTTCACGGCCGTCGAGTCGTAACCCGTCGAGGCAGCGCGACGGCCCGCGGAGATGTTCAGGGTCTCGATCTTCGGACCGTTCCCGCCCACCGCCGGAGCATCTGCCGTGGTGAACTTGACACGCGGCAGGAAGAGTCCCAGGGCGCCGAGCGGAGCCGTTCCGGGCTCCACCAGCAGCGCACCCAGCTCGAAGAGTGTCTCGTTCTCGAACATCTGGAGGCGCGTGAAATCCTCCCGAATGCCGTTCATGGTGCCGCTGATGGTCAGGTCTCCGTCGTAGACGTCCGGGGTCACCTGCGCACCGAGTGTCGCCTGTCCCGTGGTCTCGATGGCGAGGTTGATGTCCAGCCCCGTGAAACGCGTGACCTCCTGACCGTTGAAGCGGATCGCGCCGTCCGCCGAAACCAGCGACTCGCCGTCCGTCACGCTGGGGTTCGTGAACCACGGACTGGTGCCGATCTGCAGCGGGATGCGGTTCTTGCCGACGAAGGTGTACGAGAACGTCGCGATGGCGTCCGGTCGCAGGCTGATCGTCATGCCGCTCAGCCGGCAGCCTACGAAGAGCTCGGAGCTGTCGATGTCGACGTCGTACTGCTCGATCGTGTACGAGTGCCGACCCGGATCGAGCGGCGACACCAGCTTCTTCAGCACGGTCACTGTCCAGTTAGCAGTGGCGGCCGCGTCCGCAACGAGCGGAGCTGAGGCCGCCTTGGGGCCGATCCCAGCCACGGTGATCACGGTCGCGGTGAGACCCACGACACGCAGCCGGAGGTTGTTGTTTGCCGGATTGGGGTGCCCCCCCAGGGTGAAAACGTCGCCCATCCGCAGACCGACACCACGCCATTCGCCGCCACTCGCGTTGATGGTGGTCGCCGTCGTCGTGATTGTCGCGCCCGCCATGCCGGCTGGCGCGATCGCGAGAGCCGGCACGAACGTTGTGCGCATGATCGACTCGAACAGCAGGTCTGTGCCGCCGCCCAGGGTGATCTCGGAATTGAACGTTCCGCCGACACTGCGGTTGCCAGCGCGCCCGATCGGACGGATGCGGTCACGGCGGCGCTCGTTGGACTGGATGCTCGTACGGGCCAGGGTCAATCCAGGGCTGTCCACAATGCGGAGCTGCGTGGCCCCGGCGCCACTGGCGGCCGGCGTGCCGAACGGCTCCGCCGGGTCTTCTCGTCTCAGAGAGACGAGTACGTTACTTGCGGTCTGGTCGGGCATTTGGATCTCCTCGTTCTAAGTGTTCCGGAACCGCACCGCCAGAGGAATCGTGATGACGACCAGGGCGTGACTCGCCTCCTCAGGCAAGACCTCGCCCTTGTACGGGGCAGGGTCGATCTTTACCCGCAGCAGATAACCGTCGGGTATTTGCAGCCAGGAACCCGGCTTGAACAGTTTCAGAATCGCGTCAGAGACACGATGCAGCGCCCCGGACCCCCGACCAGACAGACCGTAGAGCTTTAGCACGTATGACGGTTCCGCGTCGAACTCTGCGTTCGGAGCAACCGTGATGCGGCCGACACCGCCAGGCAGATAATTTTCATCAACGTACCAGCGCCCGTCCTCCGGCTTGAAAGCGACGTTTTCCCAGGCGCGCAAAGCAGGCAGTTCAACAAGCAGCCCGCGCAACGCCTCAGCTTCCGGTATCCGACCACCCTCGATAAAGAGCGCCGCCGCCGTAACGACACGCACAACGCAAGGATCACGATGGTCAAATCCGACCGGTCGCACCTCCATCCCAGGAAAGAACCCGTCTTCGATGAACGAACCCTCCGCACGGACGAAACCATCGGGCGTCGCGCTGAAGAGCCCGACCGTTGAAAGCACCTCTAGGGTGAGAAGGTGCGCGCGGAGTCTGAGCAGAGCATTCAGGTGGTCAATCATAGCTGACGCCGATGTCCGTCGGTACGCCAGGTGCGAAACGGCCGCGAGTGCGCTGTGTGGTCATGCGAATCCGTCCGCTGTAGGAGTCGCTGCTCTTCACCTTCGCCAGCTCGTAGGCCACAATTCGGCGCCACCCGTTCCGCGTCAGCTTGACACTGTGGAATCCTCCAACGCGTGATCGTAGCACCGCACCGCGACGGTTGTCTTCGATGATCGGTGCATACTCAGCAGTGCTGTGAATTCGCGTTGTGCGTAAACCACGACGCTCCATCCTCCAACTCTTGAGCAGCTTACCCGACCGAACCGGCTGACCCGGAGCACCCGTCACCGGACTCCCCGTTCGAATCGAAGTGAAGACGTGTTGAATACATGCCTCGTGCAGACGTGCTTCGCGCGATAGTACGCGCGCGATGAACTGGCCCATTTCGGCTGCAAAGCTCACGCGATCACCACCCGTGCTGCCAAAGCTGTTCCCGTCGGACGAAGGGGACGAACACCTTTCACAGTTTTACGCTCACCCGCCCATTCCACAGCGCTGCTAAGCTCCGGCACTTCGCCGAGCGTATCCGGTACGAAGAGCAGAACAGTCGATCCCTCCACGATTAGTTCGCCGACGCGATACTCCGAAATGAAGTCTTCACGCAAGAGTGTAGTTTCGATGGCAAGACCCGTAACCTCGATATGATCAGGTTCGCTAACCTGCGCTGTTGCAGCGTCGTAGCCACTGTCTCGTGTCAACGCGAATCTCACCGCCGGTGCCCCTTTCGCACGCAGCTTTTTCAAAAGGCGGCGGTGACGCGTTTCAATCCACATTAGAAGTCGTATACAGTATGCACGGAACGGCTTTGGGGTGTGGTTGGTTGCAACCGCCGAGCGGTCTTCATCTGCATGTCTTCGAACTCAGCTAGGTACGTCCGCGATCGTTCGCGGAAATCGTCGCGCTGGTCCTTTGCAAAAGATCGGCTCCCCAACACCTCGACCTGATCATCCTCGCTGTTGGGACGCGCTGACATCAGCAGCAGCGCGGCTTCGAACGCACGATGCAGCGACCAGGCCACGACCGCCTTGTCGGGATCTGCAAGCACAACTCCGTTGATCTTCTCGTAGCCTTGATCAATGTAAACCTGGAGTCGTACTTCCAGCTTGGTCCGCGGCGGATCCCGTGGCGGCTGCTCGTCTACGGGATCCGCCTCCTCTTCAGGGAAGAAGGCGTACTCGAGCGGACCCACCGGAGCGAGGAGGTCGCGGGTGGTGATCACGCGTCGGCCAGGCGCGCACGGATCTGCTGCAGCATCGCCTCGCCAACGCCGCTGATCGCCAGCAGGTCGGAATCGGCAGCAGCACGGACCTTGTTCGCGGTGTTGAAGCCCTTGGCCATCAGCAGCATGCGACCCGGGAAGCCACCCGGAAGCTCGCGGTCCCCCTCGCCGTTCGCCGCCGTTCCCTCGCCGGAGATGAGCAGCGCACCGTGTGCCGTCGCCGGATCTACGGGTGCCGCCGCCTGGCCGGCCACGAAGTCCTGCTGGCGGTTCGGCTGAAGCTGCGTGACCGGGATGGTGACGCCCGGAACCGGTGTCGTTCTCGTCGACTTCCAGGGTCCCTTGATCAGCTTCCTGCCCTTGAGGCTGTCCAGCTCTTCCTGTGTCGCCTCGGCCGCGAGACCGATCACGTCCCGCTCCACGTTGGGGTGGAACGCGGCGCGGCGCAGACGGACGGTCTTGAGGATCTCGGTCGCCATGCTCTACTCCGGGGTGGTGGTTGAAAAATCGCGCGCCGGCTTCGGTTCAGACTCCCGCGTCCAGCACCCACATGTCGTCCTCGCGGGGATCCGGCATGGGGTTGACTTGACCCTCCACCGTGAAGTCGCGGCCCATCCCCGCGACCTCGTGGTAGACGGTCTGCCCACGGATGTCGATGCCCGCATCGTCGACGACGTTGGTGATGTCGTAGGCGCGTAGAACCGGGGCGAAAGCCGACCGACCGATCCGTTGCCCGGCCGGCACGGTGGCGATCCGGTGTTCGGGCCAGGTCTTCATCTTGATGCGCGTCACGCCGCCGTCGACGAACACCTCGACGGTGTTCTCGATGGTGATGAAGCGGAAGGGAGTACCGAGCCGCTGGCTGATGAGGGCCTCGACCTGCGGGATCGTCGGCTCGAGACCCGACTGCGCACCGGGCATGGGGTTGGGCGCCGCCGCGACGATGGTGTCCCGCGTCGCCATGCGGGACACGGTGCCGAGGATCGGCCCGTTCTGCTCCAGACCCTCCCGCAGCCAGGCGACGAACTCCTCGTAAGCGTTCACCGACGGGTCGTTGAAGGGGGTTGCGGCGGTCTGGTACCTGCCCGGATGGAACTCGTAGTCGACCTCGTAGGTCTGCCCGGTCTCCGGGTCCATGATCGTGATGACGCCGAGCGCCCAGGCCTGCATGACCTCCAGCTCGAAACGTCGGTAGTTCGCGTCCACCAGCCGGCGCGTGCGCTGCGGCACCCTCACACCGATGATCTCGCGGAAGATGTCCATCCGGCCGCGGACCTCGTTGAGGATGTCGTTGATCTCCTTCTCCTCGATGCGGAAGTACGCCTCGATCGGGATCCACTGCATCTCCTTCCGGGGCGGCGTGACCATCGGGATGTAGCGGCCGCGCGCGTTCCACTGGCGCCGGTCCGAGCTGATGCGGACGTTGACGTTGCCCAGGCTGTCGAGCTTGGTCTGGTCGACGTCCTCACGCGGCATGAAGATGTCCCACAGGAGTGCCCCGTTGTCGTTGGGGCTGATCGTCTGCGCCAGCACCGTGAGCCCCGCCGGCGTCAGCCGCTCCTCCTCACTCATCCAGGTGAAATCCGGCATGGCTCCCTTCCTGTTATAGATGACCGATCAGACGCGTAGTTGCGTCAGTAGACGAAGACGACCACGCCGCCGCCCGGAGCGTTCGACGCCGCGAGCTCGCCGGGCGAAAGCGGGCGCCCGAGCGTGTCCTCGAGGATCGCCCTGTTGATCTGGCAGATCGTGGCGACCGTAATGGGCGCTTCGTCCGCAGCGAGGAGCTCGGGCGCGGTGTTACCGGTCGCGATCTTGACCGGCTCGACGACGCAGCCGTAGAGCGCCTCCCCCGGGGTCGCGACCGCGCTCGCCAGACGGCCGTTCCGCATCAGCGGGACCTGCGGCTTGAGCCAACCCCGCGAGTCGACCTCCTTGTTGGTCAGGTACTGCGGATCGACCTTGACCACGGCGGTGAAGTTGACCGGCCCCTTGAAAGCGTTGGGATGGATCTCGCCGCCACCGGCAAGCGGCTTCACATACATGTGCGGGGTTCCCGACATCGGTGTATCCCTCGTGTGCGGGTTGAATAGCTCAGCGCGCCGCCGGCGACATATTCAGCCGCTCGAACAGATCGCGGCTCTTGGGGGTGTTGCTGCTCTCCTCCACCGCGGGCCTGCCCTTCCCCTGCTCCTCCTCCCTGATCTTCTGCCAGGTGTTCTTGCCGCTGTTGGCGGCTGCACCCGATCCGGTTCCGCCCTGCGGAGCGAAGTTGAGGGGCTGACCACTGCTGGCGGCCCGCCCACCCTTGACTGGAGCCGGCGGATCGGCAGGACGCAGGCCCTTGAGCGCTGGCACCTTCTTGAGGGCGGCCTCGTAGTCCATCTCCTTCTCGTCGTTCCCGGCGAGCGTCAGGTAGCCGACCTTGCCGTCGACCTCCTTGCCCTTGCCGTCCTTCACCTTCCCGTCGCGGACCTCGAACTTGGCGTCCTTGAGGTCGGGGAGCGCCACGAGCATGTCGACGGCGTCCGGGTGGATGCCGACGACCTCGGCGAAGGCGAGGGCAGACTCCTTGAGCTTGACGATCTTGAGGTCCTCCTCCGCTTTGGCACCGGCGCTGACGATCTTCTTCAGGTCCGCCGGCTTGGGGTTGATCTCGCGGTAGGCCGCCAGGTCGTCGGCATCCGTCTTGGGCACGATGACGAAGCCGGTCTTCGGCACCTGATTCTCGAGGTCGGTGATGCGGCGTGTGGCGGTGTCCCGCTCGCCCTCAATCTTCTGGATGTTGCGGAGGATCTCAGCGGGCGATGAACCGTAGAGGCTGAGAGCTGAACGGTATCCGCCGAGGGCGTCCAATTCGGACTGCGGGACGTTGTCGGGCATGAGAAGAGCCTCTTTGGCTGGTGTGGGAGCCTGGCGTGATCAGGTCGTAGTGTGGAATATAAAGGTGCGCACAAAAAAGCACAATAGGCAGAAAACCGGGGAGGTTTTCTGCCTATTGCGCCCGCCGCAGAGGGGGCCGCTTACGGTTCCATACGCCTGTCAGATATAGAATGCGTGTGCTCGGGGCACACACCCGTTCGCTGGCCTTCCCCTCATTGCGCGGCTACTCTGTTTCGTCGGGGTAGTACCCGGGATCCGGCAACTCGGGGCTCGGCAGCCCCTCGTAGTACGTGGTCTCCTGCTCGGGCGCCGGGGCGGGCAGACCCTCGTAGTAGGTCACGTCGGACTCCGGAGCGTCGTTGGATCTGTCGGACATGCTCTCTTCCTCGTTTTCGGGGAACCGTTGTCCACACACAGGACAACGGGTGGCCGTGGTGTCTATGGTGCTAGCACACACGGGGCACGTGGTGTAGCGTTTCATTTTCTGCGGCGCCCACCCTTGCGGGGCCTGGAGAAACGCCAATGTTCTTCGGGGTGCCGGCAGTGGCACGACAGCTGCTTGACCTTCATCTGCCCAATGCCGCGCGGAGTCAGCTTCAGGGCACCCCGGCACTTCTTGCAACGGCCGCGCAAGCGCTTTTGCATCATGCGGATTCCTCGGTGTTGTTGGGGAAGACTGTGAACGTACCCTCCGCAATGGCGATCCCCAAAGTCGCCATCATCAGAACACGCTTGTCGCCGTACTTCTCGCACCACGCTTGCCAGACATCGTCTGACCTGTCTCCGCACAGGTGGCGCAGTTGTGCCTTCAAGCTTACCTCTTGCATCTGACGATACCGATCCGCCGTTCCGTTCATTGGTCAGTACCCGGCGAAGTAGTCGCGAAGCCAGTCGCTCACAACCTCGGACGCCCAATCCAGGTGGTCTTCCGCAAGAAGCTCACCCGTCACGTCATACCTCAGTTCGTCCCATTCCATGTCGGACGAACCAGACTCAGGATCATACCCTCCGTCCCGGTATCCGACAATACGCACGGCAATGTTCAGATACTCTGCTCCGACCTCACATCCGTAGGTACCGTGCTCCATCTCATGCGCAGGAACGGTCTTGGTGGGGAGCTGCTTGCACTTCGTACAGAAGATGTCGCCGGTTTTGCCCTCCATCCACTCGTGCATCGACTTACTTTCGAGTTCCAAATCCGCGACGAGGTAGTCCGGCTGTCGCGGGTATCCGTGAACAGCCAGGTTATGGAACCGCTCCTCTTCGGGCGATTCACAGTAGTGGCTACATTCGTCGAACATACAGAGCCTGTCGTGCCAGAGGCAGTGATAACCGAAAGCGTCATGAGCGAGATTCTTCAGCTCGCGAAGTTCGAGCATGCCGAGTGTCCAGCCGTTACCGGCGCGTGCGCTCGGATTGTGGTAGACGCTGTCGATCATCATCAACAGCCAGGTGCGCGTGAAGGACTGCGGGGTGTTCCGGAGACGAACGGGCAGCTCGTTGATGCGGCCAATCCACTGCTCGTCCTCCCAGGCCCACGCTTGGTGATCCTGGAAGTACTGAGCGATGCTTGCTGCCAGTTGGGGGTTGAGCGGATAAGACATGGGCGGTGGTACTGGTTGGGGTGTGCCGTGCTACACAGTACCAATATACGCCACCCGTACCCTATTGTCAACCCCCTACTTTATCCCTCACTCCTTGGTGACGCCCACGCGACGACGTGGCAGTGCCGCGGTCAGCGAGTCGTTGGAGAGCTGAATGGGTGGGATCATCTTGCCCGAGATGTTCCGCCCATTGCGGCGAAGGACGTGCCCGGTGTCGTCCCGGGGCCGCGGAATGGTGTCGAACACGAATACGAATGCCAGGATAATCACAGCTCTTCCTCCTTCTCAGGGTGCAGATGGTGCATGAGGCAGTGCTCAAGGTCGGTCGTGGTCCGCTCGATCGCTTTCCGCGCCTCCTCCTCGGCCCACTTCGCCAGCGGCGTCCCTTCCGCCTCACACGCTTCGAGGAGCGCAGTGAACACCGTGAAGAGGTGATTTGTCGAACAATGCAGGATCTCGTGCATGACGTACTGCGAGCGCTCGGCCGGCGGAACGCGGACCCAGCCCGGTCCGACGATCACATGGCCCGAACGGTACTCTTCGGTGACAACGACGCTGAGCGTCATGTTGTCGTCGTTGTCCTGATAGACGACAAGCAGATGGTCGACCCATGCGGGAATGAGCCAGAACCATTCCCGCATGCCCGCGCGTACTTCCTCGAAGAGGTGATCCGGGCAGCTGTCTTTCTTGAGTCGAAATTTCACAGATCCTCCTGTCGCACAATGTAGAGGTTGCCGCTACCGTCACGCACATCACCAATCCAGAAAACGACACAGATGAGACCTCCGTCTGGATCCAAGCGGACATAATCGCCGAGCTGAGGTGGACCCCGCCACAAGTTCACCTCGTAGATGTTACCCAGGTACACCAGATAGATCGATTTACTTGGGAGGTGCATCGGTCGGCTTCGGTGCATCAGGCTTCGGCACCAGCACATCCACGATCGCCTTCGGTACCCGGAGTCGCTCCAAGAGGCTGCGGATTGAGATCGTGGTGAACAGCGCCGCAAGCGGTACCACCTTCTCCATCATACGGATCGAGTACGACGTACCCGAACGAATGCGCTTGGCCTCTGCCACAGTGTCTTCCACCCCGAGTCCGGCCTGGGTGGTCTCCTCGGACAGAAGACCCATCTCGTAGGCATCCATGTCCACACGCGCGGCGTCCGGAGATCGTGGACCGGGGTTCACGTGCTGCTCGACTGTCACACGCACGTAGTCCGTGAAGTAACCAACCTCGTCCGCAATAATCTCGGCCAATACGAGCGCCGCCGTGAGGAGGTTGCGCAACATCCCCTCCTCCGGCACGCGGCGCTTGTTCAGGTCCTTGCCGAATGCAGCTCGCGCCTGCTCGTAGGCGATACCACTGAGCTGCACCCCGCTCTCACCACCGAGATGCCCCTGTGAGAACATGCGCAGAATACGGTTGCGGATCTTGTCGGCTGCGTTCAGGTAGGGCCCGGGATCGACCGGATCTTCGAGCACCACCTGCACAGTCTCGTATCCGGTGACGTCTCCCTTCTCGTTCTTCTTGGGCAGACCAACCAGCTCGGTGGTCGTGCTCGCGCCGAGGGTGCGTTCGGTCGGAATGACCAGCCAGGTCTTGCCAACCTCATCGTCGTCCAGGAATGCACCCTCCGGAATCTCGTCACCGTCCTCGTACGGAACGCGCCGCCCTTGCGGCTTCGTGTTGCCCAGATAGCGCCCGCGAAATGCGGCCGTCTCCCCCATGCGAGTCGGAATGGTGCTGAGGAAGTTCAGCTGGCGCTGGGAACGGAGCACAGGGTCGGTGAGTATCGACTCCGTGACCATCTCGGCGAAGAGAAGGTACCCTGCCAACGGCAGTTTGACGTTGTATCCCGTCTTATCCGGATCGCTGTAGACGACGCGCAAGTACGTGACTGCTTCCTCGTCTAACCCCTCCCGATCAGGATCGAGGTAGACCAGTTCTGCCTTCTTGTACGTCTTCCGTGTCGCCCCGACCCCCGTGGTCTCCTCCGACAAGTAAATCGCGCACCTGTCCTGCGTTTCTGAGTCGGTGTAGACCCCGCACTCGTCCGGCTCCGGAGCGTTGACGTGAATGCATGACATCGCACGACGGATGCGGTCTGCGGGTGTGTCACCGCCCTGGACGTTACGGATGAAAACTTCACCCTCTGGGTTGCGGGCCATGAAACGAAGAGGAATCCACAAGCGCATCGCCGCAAACCCCGCCCAGGCCGATGTCTTGAGTCGGCTGTGCACGAGCTCCTGGAGCCCGCGCTTGTCCCACCAGTCCGTGATGATGTCGTCCGCCTCGGTGATGCGATTCACCACCTCGGGATCTTGCGGTTCTCCCTCCGGTGGGCTAACAATACCGTCGCACCCGACCTGGGCCTCCATGAAGGCGTCGGCGATGTTTGACAGCCCCGTTCCGATCACATCGTCTGGGGCGTATTGCTGCTCAACCTTCTCGCTGCCTGCGTCGCCCGGCCCGATCCACTGGCTCTTCGACGAAACGAGTCCCCGCACAACATCGCGCACAGGTACGTCCGTCCGCGACCTCGACTTCTGGAGATGGTCCCTCTCCACCGCGTAGGCGTGAAGCACGCCGTAGTTGCCGGGAAGCCGAGACTTGAGCGCGTTTTCCGCGTCTCCATACTCCCACTCACTGAAAGGCGCCAGCTTCAGCGGAATCAGGTTTTCGAGAGTTGCCATTTCAGTTCGGCGAGGTGTAGGTGGTCCCGCTGTACCCGGTCGCCTTCTTCCGGGCACGAATCATCGGCGCCAGCGCGTAGCGGATCGCGTCGGGGACGTGGTTGTGTTTGTCGACAACTTCCGGCAGGATCACACTCGAATCGTTTTTGTCGACCTTGAACGAGTACAGGCGGAATTCCATGGCCGCGTGGGTACACCTCGGGTGGATGACAATTTCCTCGTAGGCACGCAGATAAGCAATGCCATCGTCCACCGAGCCGGGCCATTTCACCGCGGCCTGTATACGGGGGAACCCGTGTTGCTTGTGGTACGAAATAGACTCGGGGCGAGAACTGTCTGCGCGTATGACGTGTCTGTGCGCATTTGGTACGTCGCGCAGCCAAACCTCACGCGACTTGTGAAGATCGAGTCCGACGTTCCAAGACTCACGCTCTACGTACAGTTTCCTCCGATTTGTCCACAAGCGTACGAGTGCGGACGGATCGTTTGCGAAGCCGAAGTCGAGCCCGTGATATGGACCCTGCCACCCAGGCTGCGGTTCGAAGCTCTCGACGTGCCACTTGTGACGGAAAATCTGCGCGTCAGACGCCTTCCGAGTGTTCCCGCCCCACACCCAATCCGCGGCATCTTGATCAACCCGGTAGAGGTAGTCCTTCTCGATACGCAGGATCTCCGGGAACCACGGATTGTCCTCCCAGCCTACCTTCTTGACGAACGAATTTGGCGGCGTGTTGATGACAAAACGCTGGAACGTCGCATCCTCCGGTAGATCCGGATTGAAGTTGATCCAAATCTCGGAGCCCGCCTTACGAATCGTGGGGATCAGAATGTTCCAGGAATCTTCGCTAACGTGTTCGGCCTCTTCCACCCAACAAACGTCAATACCTTCGATCGACTTGATCTTGGTGGTATTGTGGTGAAGACCTTCAAAGAGGAAGACGGTTCCGTTGGTGTGACGGATTTCACGCTGTGTGATCGTGTAGCCCGGAAGCTTCAGCTCAACGATTTGGTCAGATAAGAGTCGGTGTACGGAGTCTTGAATTGAACGTTGGAGCTGACGAGTACAGAGAATCCGCGTCGGGTTCGTCATGCCACGAATTAACAGAATGCGCGCCACTGACCACGACCGCCCAGCTCCACGACCGCCGTAGAGCACCTTATAGCGGTAGGGGGACCACATCGGTTGTGTGAACTCAGGCAGCGAGCATTCTAGATTCACCGTTGATCCTTTTTCTTCGCGGTACGCTTCTTGAGCGCCGTGGCCCGCTCCTTTAAAGCTGTCTTTGCCTCTTCCCTGGACCGGTAGAAGGCAGCGGAGAGGCGGGACGGGTCGTCTCCTGGCCGCCGACGCGCGATTTTCTCAAGTACCTTCCATGGGTCTACTGCCATGATTCAGATTTTGCTAAAAAGTGAGTTGCTACAAAATCCGGTTTGGGACTCCTCCCCACCCGTGGAAAATCAGACAGGGCGGGGGTTGACGTCAAGGGTGTACTATAGGGGGTGTAAGATAGGGAACGGCAGGAAAACCAACGAGCAACCAACGGGGCCTCAGCGCTGTCCACTTTTTAGGACACTTTTTTGCAGTTAGGGGGTCAATTATTAAGATTTTGCCGCTTCTGCTTTTACCCCTTGCCTAATCGGTAGCAGGGTATTATATTACACTTGTAAGTAAAGCAGGGCAGTACACCGGGGGGCAGGGCAGGGGGCCCACCCCACCACACCACAAGCAAGGGGCACACCATGTACGCACAGCACATTTTCGGCAGCAGCCTTAACGGGCTTACGGCAGTAACCCGGCAGGGGCGCAGGGTGGTGGTTTTGCAGGTGGTCGGTAACTACGCACAGGTGGCCCAGGGCAACACCCCGGTGTGGCTGGCGGCCGAGCAGCTGGTGGTGGCGCTGTAGCAGGTACGGGTGCAGCTGGGTAAAACTGGCTGCTACCCCTTGTGTAAACGGCAGCAGGGTAGTATATTATACGGGTAGGGCAGGCGGGCAGGGCAGGCGGGCAGGTTAACCGGGCCCAAGGGGCACCGGGGCATGTTTTACAACTTGGGTTAATGGGCGGGGGGCTGGGCCCCCCACTGGCAGGGGGTGTACACCCACCGTAGCGGGCGGGGGTACACCCGTACGGCCGGCCCCCCTGGCACTACCGCCAGGGGGTACCAAGGCCCCCCAGCGGGGCCACCAACACCCCCGCCACCCTGGCGGGGGGTAACTACCAAGGGGCACACAATGGCAAAGCACAACGAGCAGCAGGCCGGCACCGCAGTGGTGCTGGTGCGCACCGAGGGGGCCACCGAAACCCCCGAACTGGCAGCGGCCCTGGCAAGCATGGCCGGGGCCACCGCACCGCGGCGCCGCAGCAAGCTGGCGGCTACGGCCTGGGCGGTCGACCTGGGCGGCAAGCGGCTGCTGGCAGGCCGCGCCAAGCGGCGGGCCAAGGGTGGCGACGATGGGCTGGCGGCCGCCAAGGCCGAGCTGGCCGCACTACTGAAGCGGGTAGCAGAGTTGCAGGAGCTGGTAGCCGAGAAGCAAAACCACTACCTCTGGACCAGCAAACCCGCCAGCCCCTGCAGGCTGGTACGAGAAATCTTCCTGGCAAAGGCCTGGGAAGCCCAGAGGCTGCCGGTACGGGGCACGGTACTGAAGGCATGCACCAACGCAGGGATCGCGGAGAACACAGCCAAAACCCAATACCAGCTGAACCGCAAGCGGTGGCTGGCGGGCGAGCTGACACTCGAGGACGCGGTTGCCGAAGCGTAGCAGACCGGGGTGGGGCGGGTGATACTGCCCCACCCCCGTGCCTACCCGAACGGGTAGGCGGTAGGGCAACACGAACCACGGAGCAGAATAATGTCGACTCACACGAAAGTCGCGCAGGGAAGCGGATGGTACGTTCAGCGCCACTGGTGGGCGGAGGGACCTCGCTACCTCTTCATCGGTCTGAACGGCCAGCAGAATCAGTGGGTCAGCCGAGAATGGGTCGCGCGGGTACGCGCTCAAGGCGCCAAGGTGGGCAGATGAGGTCGCCGCGCTGGTGGGGCGGCGAGAAGCCGAAGGTGGAACACGACGAGGTCGGCGGCTGCATGGCGACCGTGACCACAAGTGGGGTGGAGCTGCACCACTACGACAGCGGAACGCGCTGGAAGCTCGACCGCATGACGCTACCGGCCGCAAAGCGGGCGCTGAAGCGGTTGAAGGAGAACGAGCAGAAGATGCGACCGAGCTGGCTGCGGGCGGAAGGCTACAAGCAGGTGGTGCCGCTGTAGGTCGGGTCGGGGGCGGGGCGGGTGCCCCACCCCAAGTACACAAACCAAGGAGCTGAACCATGAAAGTATGCGTCGCGACACTGCGGATCCCCAGCACGATTCAGATCGGGGACGACGCGGAAGACACGATGAACCCACTCGCTAACCTCGAAGAGGAGCTGAGCACGGAAGGGTTCGAGCGGGGCGTCGAGTTCGAAGCGAACTACAATGTCGAACCGAACGAGCTGCGGTGCTACGACTGGCGCTGCTCGAGGATCGCGACACGGTGGCTCGAAGAGCTGCTCGTCGAAGACGCGACGGACGACGACCTGATCTACCGGGACGAGATGGTGAACGAGCTCGTCAGGATGTCTGCTCAGGCGGAGTGCGACGAAGAGCTGTTCGACAAGGTGCACGAAGCAATCCGGGACAGCATCGACATCAGCAACCTGCGGCGGATGGCGAAGCTGAACGGGGCGGATGCGGCAATGGGTACTTGACAGGGCGGGCGAGTAGAGCGATATTGGTGGTGTGGGGCAGGGGCCCCACACCAACCCCACCAACCAAGGACCAGCAGATGCGTACCGTAAACAACCTCACTGAATCGGACATCGTTCGTTTGGCAAAGGCGCTGAAGAAGGCTGGCTGCAAGCCCACAAAGGACTACACG